AGCAAAAAAAGCAAAAAAAGCAATACTGATTAACAAATATACTCCTACAGCTTTTATAAATAGTTTAGATGAAATTGCTAAAGACACACCTAATGATGCTACTTTAGGAAAAAGACTTAGAATAATATTAAAAATATGGAAAAAAGAATCATAAATTTAACTAAAAAAATTTGTAAAGAACACTTTGAAATGACTAATGGAGATGACTGTAAAAATTTAAATTATTTATGGTATATGTATGTACATGGTACAAAAAAAAATACATTTAAACCTTTTGTTTTTCTTGCAGAATTAAGTTTATTACACTATCTTAAATACATTGATAAAAAAAGTACAAACAATGTAATAAGCATGTTAGAATCAACAGATAAAGAAAATTTATTTGTAGCTTCCCAAGTAATTCAATTTTATAGAAAAGAAAGAATTAAAGAACTAGGAGAATTTAATATTAAAGAACCAAAATATGTTGAAGTAAGAAAATCTTATGAAACAAAAATATTAAATAAAGATATTTGGTCTAATAAAAAAAAATTAGAAAATAATGAGTGAAAAAGAATTAATAAAATTAAATTTTATACGTACAGATGTTCCTGATGCAGAAAGTGGTAATGGTTATGATTATTACTATTATACCTTAGATATAATGCCAGGATTATCATTAACATCTGTTGCAGATGATGAAGTAGAAAATGATAATTGGTATGTACGCAATTGGGATTGGCCTCAAGCTAAAATTAAAAATACTGAATCTATTAAACAATTAAAAAAAATGGTATTATGTTTTCAGCAAAATTAAAACTTGAAGAGGGTAAATTAATTTATCCAAAAGAATTAGATAAATTAAAATATAATTTATTTATTGATAAACTTGTTGAAGGTCAAGAAGTTGATATATTTATGTCATTATCAGAAAATAATGGAAGTGGTGCACAAATTTCAAAAGTGCATAAATGTATTAGAGAATTAGCTAAAGAAAGTGGTTATAGTTTTGATGACATGAAAAAACTTGTAAAAGAAAATGCAGGTCTTATAATAGCTGGAGAAATAAAATCCTTTGCTGATTGTAATAAAGAAGAATTAAGTCAAGCTATACAAACTTGTATTGAAATAGGAGAATTTTATAATGTTAGTCTTCATTAGATTTAACTTTTGATATTAAATCTTTTTTAATGTCTTTAATATCTACATTTTTTTCAATAAAAGAATCAGTTTCTAAAGCTTGCTTTTCTATTTCACCAATAAGTAAACTTAAAGTATAAAAAAGTCTTTCTTTATCATTCATATTTTTATATTCTTGAGAAACTATTTGTTTTATAAATTCTTCAGGATTTCCTGATTCATCATAAAGTTCTTTAAAAACTGTAAATATTGAAGCTTTGGTCATTAAATAATAAGTTTTATTAACTTTTACATTTAATAAAGCATCATCTTTCATTTCTTTAATTTTTTTACTTTCCATTATTTAATTTTTATCAAATATAAACAAAATATGACAAAAACTATAGACATAAATGAAATTAAACAAAAATTATTTAAAAAATTAGAACCATCAGGATGGGATAAAATTCTTAAATCTTTTATATTTAGCACTGATTTTGAAAATATTATTATTCAGTTAGTAACTTTATCAAAAGATAGTAAAAGATTTACTCCTAAACTTAGTCAATTATTTAAAGCATTTGAAGAATGTCCTTATGATAAACTAAAAATCATAATGATAGGGCAAGATCCTTATCCAGAACTTGGTATAGCTGATGGTATTGCATTTAGTTGTAGTAATACAATGGAACAACATCCTCAACTTAGATATTTATTAAATGCAGTTAATAAAACTGTATATGATGGTGTTGGACAATCTTATGATCCAAATTTAACTAGATGGTCTAATCAAGGAATATTAATGCTAAACACTGCATTAACTACTACTATAGGTAAACCAGGACAACATTATCCTATATGGAAACCTTTTTTAGCATATTTATTTGATTATTTTAGTTTTGCACACACAGGATTAGTATATGTCTATATAGGTAAGCAAGCTCAAGATTGGAAAGATTTAATTCATGATATGAATTATAAATTTTCAATAAGTCATCCTGCATCTGCTGCTTATTTAGATGATTCTCAATGGGATTGTGAAAATATCTTTAATGATATTAATAATATTATGTATAACTTATATGGCGAAAAAATAACTTGGTAATATGGATGAAATATTTAATAAATTAATAAAAGAAAAGCTAACACCTAATTCTTTATATGTATTATATTGTATAAAAAAAAAGTTATCTGTATCTAAAGCCTTGGCTAATTCTGATTTAGAAATACATAGATTAAAAGCTGATGACTGGTTAAATGAACAGTTGCAGTTAACAAGTAAAAGTATTATCTTTATGGAAGAATTAAATTCATACTTTAGAAAAAGTAAAAAGAAAACTTCTAAAGATTTAATGGGAGATAAATTTGATATTTATATCAAAAAATATAATTCAATATTTCCTGTTAAAAAACTTGGAAGCGGTAAGTATGCAAGAACTAATCTTAAAAATCTAGAATCAGGTTTTAGATGGTTTTTTGATACTTATGACTATGATTGGAAAACAATATTACAAGCAACAGAAAAATACGTAGAAGAATACAAATTGAAAAATTATGAATACATGAGAACATCCCAATACTTTATTAGAAAACAAAATACAGACAAATCATTTGAGTCTGATTTAGCTACCCACTGCGATATGGTAAATGATGGTGGCTGTAATGAAGAAAATATATTCAGAGAAAAAGTAGTATAATTTGGAACAATTTAACAATGCAAAGCCTTTAAAGGCTATTAGCAAAGTGCGTGCTTATGAAAAAGCTCTCTTAGAAATGAAAGGGAGAATGGATGGTAAAATTAAAAGTCTTAAAACTGCATGGCCAAAGTTTAATGATGCTACACTAAATGGTTTAGAATGGAATACACTAACTGTTGTTGGTGCAAGACCAGGTGTCGGTAAAACTTTGTTTATGGAACAACTTGTTACTGAAATAATTGCTCTTAATACAGATCAAGATTTTCAAGTATTACAATTTCAATTTGAAATGCCTGAAAAAACTCTTGGTATGAGAGCATTTTCAACCATAACTCAAAAAGACTATGGTATTTTACATAGTAAATATGAACCACTTCAAGAAGATATTTATAATAAATGTAAACAATATACCAGTATATTAAATAAAAATAATAAAGTTTATTCTGTTTATAGACCCTGTACTGTTAATGAATTTTGTGCAAGTATACATTATCACTTTGAACAAAATGTTAAAATAAAAGATGATAAAAAAATATATCCAAAATTATTAGTAACAGTAGATCATTCAGCTTTATTTAAAAGAGATAGGCATGAAAAAGATAGATTTGAAATGTTATATAATTTAGGAGAAGCTCTTACTTTTATGAAAAGAAGTTATCCTCTATCATTTGTTGTATTAAGTCAGCTTAATAGAAATATTGATGATCCTAAAAGAGCTATGGAAGGTACATATGGTAACTATGTTTTAGATTCTGATTTATTTGGAGCTGATGCATTATTGCAACATGCTGATATAGTAGTAGGTATTAATAAACCAGCTGCTAGAAAAATTAGATATTATGGTCCTGAAAGATTTCAAATCATTGATCCAGATACTTTAGTATTTCATTTCTTAAAATGTAGAAATGGGGATACAAGAATGAGTTTCTTTAAATTAGATAGAAATACAATAAGAATAATAGAAATGAATACACCAGGTAATACACAAACCAATACAAAAATTAATATATGAATACAAGACAAGAGAATACAAAAATTCTTATGGCAACACATTTGCCAACTTTTAAAAAATTTAAAATTATTGATCCTTTTTTTGTTGCTAAATCTGCATGGGCTCCTCCAGGAGAAGAGCTTAAAATGCAATTTTTTCCAAATGAATTAAAGCAAGGTAAAGATATATATACAGAATTTAGTGATTTTAATGGAGTTTCAGAAGATACAACACATACATTGTATAAGCTAAAATATAATCCTTTTTATAAAGAAGAATATCCTTTAGAACAAAAAACAAGTAAATCAGGTAATGACTATGAAGTATATATTGTTCCCGTTGAAGAACTTGTTGTAATTGATAAAAAAACCGGTAAAGAAATACCTTATAATTCTTATCAAGATTATTTAAAACACCCCCCTAAAGAAATAGAAACACAAGAAGCAGATTTTCCAAATTTTGCTAAAGAATATCTTGAAGTAGGGTTAAAGAAAAAAGAAGAAGATGATCCTAATTATGTTCCTTGGAAAGAAGATGATGTTAATAAAGATAATATTAATGAAGATCTTAAATCAGTTCTTTTAAAAATTGCATTTGAATTAAATAATCTTTCAGATATATTATCACACAAAATAACAAAAATAAAATGAGCATAGTACTTCCAACAACAAAAGTAAAAATAGAAAGAGTTAATCCTAAGAGATTAATTATTTATAGTAAACCTAAAACAGGTAAAACAACAGCATATGCAGGATTAAAAAATAATCTTATATTAGATTTAGAAAATGGAGCTGAATATGTTGAAGCATTAAAAGTTAAAATTAACAATTTACAAGACTTACTAGATGCTGGAAAAGCAATTAAAGACGCAGATAAACCTTATGATTATGTTACTGTAGATACAGTAACCGCATTAGAAGAAATGGTAATGCCCTTAGCAGTAAAATTATATAAGAAAACAGCTATGGGAAAAAATTATGATGGTGATAATGTAATAACTCTAGCAAATGGTGCAGGATATTTGTATATTAGGCAAGCATTCTTTCAAGTTTTAGATTTTATTGACACCTTAGCACCACATATTATCTTATCAGGACACATCAAAGACAAAGTTGTAGATGATAAAGGAGAAATGGTTATGGCTGCTAATATTGATCTCACTGGAAAAATAAAATCCTTAATTTGTGCTAATTCAGATGCAATTGGATACATGTATAGAAAAGGTAACAAAGTATTTATCAATTTTAATAATAATGATAATGTAACATGTGGTGCAAGACCTGACCACTTAAGAAATAAAGAAATAGTAATTTCTGAAATGCAAGTAATGAGTGGTGAGATAAAAACTCACTGGAATAGAATATATAAATAAACTTAATTAATAATTTAAAAAAAATCAAATGGCTTTAAGTACAACAGATTTATCCACAGGTAGCGGGAGCAGCATGCCTAAAACAATTGCTCCAGGAAATCATGAATTAAAAATTAATAGTGTAAGATTAGATGAATTTAAATTTATAGAAGGGGCGTATCATCTAATATTAGAAATGGAAACTAAACCAATTGAAGGTTTTGAAGGTTTTATGAAAGATAGAAATGATGAAAGTAAAGGTAGATATGAAGGTCAAATAGGAAGAGTAAAGGCAAGTCAATATGCATTTGCTGATGGAGAAACCAAATCAGGAATTAAAATTGAAAGAGATAGATCTCTTTTAGTATGGTTAAAGAATTTTTCTGCAGCTTTAGGTATTACTGATTGGTTTACTGAACAAGATAACCAACATGAAACAATTGAAGACTTTGTAAAAGCTTTTAATGAAACAGCTCCCTATCAAGATAAATATTTACATACTTGTTTAGCAGGAAAAGAATATGAAAACAAATCAGGTTATATTGCATATGACTGCTGGTTTGCAAAAGCACAAAATAGAAAGTATGGCTATGCTCCAAATGCAGAAAATATACTTCCTTATGATGAATCAAAACATTTAAGAAAGATTGAGAACAAACCAGTTGAATCTTTTGGTAATGATGATGATTTATCAATTCCACTGAAAACTAGTTCAGATTTTAATCTTGACTAATTTATAATTAACATTATAGAAAGGGGAAGTCAATTGGTTTCCCCTTTATTATCTAAATTAATTTTTATGATTTCAACAAAAAATTTAATTTCTAGTTTAAAAGATATACCTGCGGGTTGGCCTTTTGAATATTATTTAGGATTATCAAACAAACTTAATGGTCAAGATGTAAAAATTAAATCTATAGTTAATACAAAAGAAAGAATTCCTTCTATGTGTATTTACTTTGATATTAGTAGAGATAAATATAAATTCAAAGATTTTTCTTCTGGTTTACAAGGTGATTCAGTGGAACTAGTAAAAGTATTTTGTAACCTTAAAACTCGTGGTCAAGCTGCCATGAAGTTAATTCAAGATTATAATGAATATATTCTTACTAATAATTATAACCCAATTCAAGAATATAAATCTCATAGTAGATATAAAGTCACTGATTATGAAATAAGACATTGGACAACTATTGATCAAAAATATTGGACTAAGTTTAATATTGGGTCTAGACTTCTTGAAAAATATAATGTAGCTCCATTGCAGTACTATAAGATGACAAAAGAAGATGATAAAGGTAAAGAAAGTTCAATTGCTATTAAAGGTCTTAGCCTATATGGTTATTTTAAAGATGATGGTACATTGTATAAAGTTTATCAACCCAAAGTATCTGATAAAAAGTTTATTAAAGTCAAAAACTATATTCAAGGTTCTGACCAATTAAACTATGATAAAAAATATCTTGTAATTACGTCTTCTTTAAAAGATCTAATGGCATTTAATAGGTTAAAGTTAAATGATGCAGAATCAATTGCACCTGATAGTGAGAATACTTTAATACCAGAGAGTATGCTCAAAAGTATAATATTAAAGTATGAAAAAATATTTGTTTTATTTGATAATGATGAACCAGGAATTAAATCTATGAAAAGATACAAAGAAAAATATAATTTTGATTATGTAATTCTTGATATGGAAAAAGATTTATCTGATTCCATTAAAACTTATGGTTTATCTAAAACTAGGGAAACCTTATTGCCATTATTAAAACAATTAATATGAATTTAAAAAGTGAAATAAAAAAATCAATGGTAAAATGGTGGATTATATATCCAGAAGATTCAGAACGTGTTTCTTTTGAAGATGAACTGATTCCTGAAAATGCTATAGGATTTGTTTATAAAATGAAATTTACAAGAGAAAATAAAGAATATTTCTATATAGGTAAAAAGAATTTTTATTCAAATCAAAAAAAAAAGTTTGGTAAAAAAGCTTTAACTAAAGTAATAGATAAAAGAAAGAAAAAATATACAATGATGAAAAAACTTTCTTATAAAAATTATTTTAGTAGTAATAAAGATATAAAACAAGCATATAAAGATGGAATTTATATAGATAGGTTAATACTTAAAATTTGTTTTTCAAAAGCAGAACTTACTTATCAAGAAACTAAATTTCAATTTTTACATAGTGTTTTAGAAAAAGACGAATATCTGAATGGAAATATACTAGGTAGATTTTATAAAGGAAAAGTATGAATAAAAAAATTTTAAGAAACTTATTAAATATGATGCAGTCTAGTGATGAAGATAATCATTACATGGCTATGCAAGCAATTGTAAATTTAGGACCTCCAAATATTGTGGAAGTTATATATAAAGAAGAACTATTGTTCTTATGGGTATATGGTAGACCACATCTAGAAGATTGGGCTATAGTGAAACCTGAAGTTACCAAAATGTTTCGTAATATATGTACTAAATACAGACCTAAAGGATCTCTTACAATGAGTAAGCAAGATTTAAAATATAAAGAAAGATGGTTAGGACATTTAATAGGTCCAAATGCCCGTGTTAAAAAACCATGGGTAGCAGAATTAATAATTGAAGAAATTATTAATGAGAAGAAGCGTATTTTTAATGCTCTTGATTTTAAATATAAAGATATCCAAATAAAAATAACACAATGAATAGACGAGATTCACTAAGTAAAACATCAAAAGATTTAATGTTAAAGGAACCTTATTATGGTTTCTTTTTATTAATGTTACACAAGAGTTGGAGTAATAAACTTCCAACTGCAGGTGTATGTAAAAATGGTATCAACTTTCAGTTGATGATCAATGAGAAGTTTTGGACTGATTTGTCTGAAGACTACAGACTAGGACTACTGAAACATGAATTATTGCATATTGCATTTCAACATCTTACAACCTTCACTATATTTAGTGATAAAAAGATAGCGAATATTGCAATGGATATGGAAATCAATCAATATATAAGTAATGATTGGTTACCTAAAGGTGGAATAGATATAGATGACTATTCTGATCTTAATTTAGATAGAAGAGCTGGTTGTAGATATTATTATGATAAGCTTAAACAAGCTCAAGAAGATAAAAAACAGAAGGATACTTGTGGAGATAAGAATATGGACAAACTTCTTGATGGAATGGAAGGTGGACAAATAACAGTTACTCTAGATGCAGATGGAAATATTAAAGATGTTAATATTCCAAATCATCAATGGGATGAATTTGAAGACATGCCTGATGCTGAAAAGAAACTAATTGAAAAACAAATTCAAAGAGTTCTTAGTGAAGCTAAAGAACAGACAATTAAAAAGAGAGGGTATATACCAGGAGAAATTGAAGGTATCATCAAATTAGATGAAATTATACCACCTAAATTTAATTGGAAAAAATATATTAGAAGATTTACAGGTTTATCTACAAAAATCTTTACTAGAAAACTTAGAAGAAAAGAAAATAAAAGATTTTCTGAAAATCCTGGTCTTAAAGTAAAGATGAGACAAAATATGCTTGTTGGTATTGATACTTCAGGTTCTGTTTGTAATGACGAATTAAAAGAATTTATAAATGAAATCCATCATTTATATAAAGCAGGTGTTGATGTTACAATTGCACAATGTGATTCTAGAATACAATCTATCAAACAATATGATGGAAAATTTGAATTAGAAGTTGCAGGTAGAGGAGGTACAGACTTTAATCCTGTTCTAGAATATTTTGAAGAAAATAATAAATATACAAGCTTAATCTATTTTACAGATGGAGAGGCTTGGACAGATATAAAACCCAGAAAACAAATTTTATGGGTATTGTCAGAGAGATCTGATTTTAATGATAACTTACCAGGAAAACAAATTAGATTAGAACTTTAAAAAATAAAATAAATGAGTGAAAGCACACAATTAAACGTTGATGAGTTAAAAGGCTTTTTAAAGCACATGGTGAAAAATAATCAGCATATTCAAAATGAAGGAAAAATTCCTGTTGCTGTAAATATTGAAGGAGATGCAGGTTTAGGTAAAACTTCTGCAATTATTCAACTTGGTAGAGAGTTGGAAATGGATGTTGTAAAAATTAATCTATCACAGATAGAAGAATTAGGTGATCTTGTTGGATTTCCTGTAAAAGAATTTAAAATTCAAAATAAAGAAGGTCAAAGCACTTGGATTAATGATAGCCAAATGAATGCAGCTATGAAAAAAGGTTATAAAGTTATAGACAAAAGAATGTCTCATGCTGCACCTGAATGGATTCAAGGTAAAAAAGAAGGTGGTTTTTTAGTATTAGATGATTATACTAGAGCTGATCATAGATTCATGCAAGCTACTATGGAATTAATAGATAGACAAGAATATATTTCTTGGAGTTTACCTAAGAACTGGCATGTACTTTTAACTACTAATCCAGATAATGGAGATTATCAAGTAACATCTCTTGATGATGCTCAAAGAACTAGATTTATTTCTACTGAATTAAAATTTGATGTAGATGTATGGGCTAAATGGGCAGAAAGTGAAGGGATTGATGGTAGATGTATTAATTTTTTATTAATGAATCCTGAAACAGTAACTCAAAAAGTTAATCCTAGAAGTATTACTACTTTCTTTAACTCTATTAGTTCTATTCAAAAATTTGAAGATGATCTCCCATTAATTAATATGATTGGTGATGGATCAATTGGTGCAGAACCTTCTGCTTTATTTGCTATGTTTATTAATAACAAGTTAGATAAGATTATTAGTCCTCAACAAATTCTTACAAATGAAAATTGGGATTATGTAAAAGGATCTTTAAATTCTTGTATTGGAATAGATGATGAATTTAGAGCAGATATATCTAGTATTATTAGTACTAGAATTATAAACTACTCAGTTATGTTATCTGAAAAAGGTTCAGTTTCACAAAAATTAATCAATAGATTAATAGAATTAACTACAGACTGTGAATCATTCACTGATGACTTAAGATATTACATGGTTAAAGAAATTCTTAATGCTAATAAAGCAAAGTTTTCTAAACTGATGTTAAATCAAAAAGTTGTAGCAATGACTGTAAAATAAATTATAAATAACTAAATTAATATAAGATAGGGAAAATAAATTCCCTATCTTTTTTAAATTATTAAAAAATGAATATAAAACAAATACCCTATTTTACAATAGACTGGAATACAGAAAGAGATGAATATGGAAAACACTCTTTTACTGATATAGAATTGGAAGCAGATAACCTAACTACTTTTCATAAAAACATCATTGATAAAACTGATACAGGATATTCTACTCCTCGCAATTTAGTTGAGCTTGATGCACAAGCTTATATACCTAAAAAGAATGATAGAATTTATTTTATGAAAGGAGTTACAGTTCCAAGAGTAAAATTAAAAGATCTATCTTTAAACTATAAAATTAGAACAACAACAGATATAGAAAAAGCTACAGTAATTGTAGGTAGTTCTGTGGCAAGTGATAAACTTGTTAAACAAGAATGGTATTATAATATACCTTACCCAATATGGGAAAATGTTTATTCTGAACTTTTAAAAATAGTTGAAAATTTAGATTCTTATTATCAAGAACGTTTTGTAAATGTAAATCTTCATTTAAAAGCTTATGCAGAAGAACATGGTGAAGATTTTAAAATATTAACTGATTGGCAAACACAAGCCTTATTTAATAATAATTCTTCTAATAAACCAGATAATTTTTCTCTTTTGCTTACAAAAGCATGGAAACAATATAGATTAAAATACCCAAATAATAGTAAAAATAATAGTCAATATGTTTTTACTATATCTGATCACAATGTTGACTTTCTCAATAGTGTAGTAGGTAAAACTATTATAGAACAAAATGGACTTCTTGAAGTTGTTAATGGAGAAGATTGTACTACTATTAATAAAGACATGTATGAAAACTTACGTAACATGTTTAAAAGTAGTGATTCAGAAAATCATATACTTGCTATGGAAATTATGGCTAACTGTAATTATAAAGAAAGTGTACTATGGTTAGAACTTCTATATTATCATCATAATCATGAAATACAATATTCTAAATCCAAAAATCATGTAAACTTTAAATCTCTTAAAAGTTATATGGATAAAGATAATTATTACAATCAACATGTTGATACACTAATTAGAGGTTTAGTATCTCATGATTCATTATCTAAAGAAGCTTTAAAAATTATAATGGAAGAAAACGCACACTTTTTTAATAATGGAGGATATAGTGAATTTGTTAAACCAAGAGAGTATACATTAAACCCTGAAGTTGCAGAAAAAACAGGATTTTATTGGACTTCTAAAACTGACCATTATCATGAAAAAAGTGATGTTGAAAAAATTCTTGAAGAAGACCCAATCTCTGAAGAAAATATAAAACTTGAAGAAAATTCTGACTCTATTGAAGAAACAACAAATGAAGTTATGGAAACTTTAATAACTAAAGAATCAGTTAATGAAGATACTGTAGAAGAAGTTTCAAATTCTGAGGCTGACACGGCAAAAACAGCTGTCCAGGGAAATCCTGAAATTGAAGAGACAGAAATAAAAACAATAAAAAAAGTTACACAAACTTTAATTAAACAAACAAAAGATGAAGAAGAATTTGATTGGTTCTGATGAACTAAAACAATTTTATAGAGAAAAATTCTATTTCAGCTATAGCAGCATAAACAAATTATTGTTTTCACCAAGCATGTTTTTTAATCATTATGTGCTCAAACAAAAGGAAGATAGTGTTGACCCTCACCTTGTAAAAGGTAGGGTCATTCACTGCCTTCTTTTAAACCCTGAAGACTATAATAATGAATTTATAACTGTGCCTGGTAGACTTCCAAGTGGTAACAATAGAATGATTGTAGATGAAATTTTCAAATTACATTTGGAAACTTCAGATGATTCATTAACTTTGTTGAAGTATGAGACTGCAATAGTAGATCTCCTGAAAAAAATAAACTTGCATCAAAAGCTTAAAACTGATGAAGCAAGAACAAAGAAAATCTTAATAGCTGATAATATTAGTTATTTTGAATTCTTGAAGTCAAGTCAAGGAAAAACCTTATTAGATTATGAAACACTTAACTATTGTAAAGAGTGTGTAGAATCTATTAAAGAAAATGAATCTGTTAAAGCATTATTACAACTTGATGATTCTGATTTAAAAGTATATAATGAAATTTCTGCTAAAACTGATAAATTATTATATGGTAAATTTGCATTTGGTTTTAAAGGTATACTTGATAACATAGTAATTGATGATGAAAAAAAAATCTTATTTATTAATGATTTAAAAACAACAGGGAAACCTTTAATTGATTTTCCAGAATCTGTAGAATATTATAGATATTGGATTCAAGCAGCTTTATATTATAATCTTGCATTTTATACATATATTGTTGATAAAGATGATGCTAAAGATTGGAATATACAATTTACATTTATTGTAGTAGACAAATATAATCAAGTATATCCTTTCCAAGTTACTCCTAAAACAATGAGTGAATGGATGAAAAGATTTTATGAAAAAGTTCTTAAACAAGTTGTATACCATTATGAAAAGAAAGATTATAATTTACCTTATGAATTAGCAGTTGAAAATTTAAAACTTTAAATCTTAATATGTATGGCAATAAAATCTGTTTATAATAAATATTTTCAAAAATCCAAGGTGTTTTTATATCCGCTTCTTGGAATTAAAAGAGGTTCTAAAATTGTACCAAGTGAGACTTATCTCACTTGGTATCCGTTTTATGAAACTGAGGATATGAAGTTAGTGTGTTTATATCATCCTAATAAATCAAATGAATATGAAAAGTATGAAAAAAATGTTTTACTAAAACATAATAGACTATATGATATACAATTAATAGATCAACACAATAAATTATTTATTTTTGATTTTTCTGATATGAAAGAAGATTGGCAATATTTTATTAATGGTAAATATAGCAATCTTAACAATAAAATTAAAGGAAAAATAAAAGGATTTTTTGATGTACATAGTGCTAATTATGTATATATGAGTAGTTACTTATATCCAAATGAATATTTTGATAATTATGCAGAATGTTTAGATGTTGATATAAACATTATCAAAAAAGTTGGTGAATTATGTAGTAAACCTGATCTTAAAAAAGAAACTTTAACAATGAAAATAGTAAAATTAGAAAATGTAAAAATAATTAATTAATTAATTTATAATAAAACTAATATGGATAATAAAACAATGATGCTGGTTGAATCAAGCTGGCACGAAACACAAACTTTTAAAATGATACCAATCAGTAATGATTGTCCTTATGTAGAATGTATTTTTGATCCTTCTTCTAAAGTTTTTGTAATTATTAGTAAAGTAACTAAAACATCTTTACATATGCTTCCTAAACTTGATGATTATGGTAAAGCCATTTCAGGTCTCAAAGGAGCAAAACAAGATAGAAAATCAATTGATACTTTTCAAGAGTATTATATTGTAGATACAAATTCTATTAAAGAAATAATAAATCTTTTTGCTATTAATGCAAAGAAATTTGATATTACTAAACATTTAGATAAAGTATCTAATAAACCTTCAGTAGCTGCTATAATAGATTAACATGTCTAGACAACATTTTGTAATGGACTATGAAACTCTATTAAATTGTTTCATAGCTGTTTTTGAAGATATTAAATCTATAGATAGAGAAATATTTGTTATTCATAAAGAAAGAAATGATTGTCTAGAATTTATAACATTTCTAGAAAGAAACATTATTCAAAATGAATGGCATGTATCTTTTAATGGTATTGCATTTGATGCTCAAGTAACAGAACACATATTAGCAAACAAAGACCAGCTACTTGAAATGAGTGGTGAAGAAGTTGCTTTGTTTATATATGAAAAAGCTCAAGATACTATTCAAAGACAAAATGAAGGTGAATGGTCAGTATTTGCTCCTTGGACTCTGCAAATTAAGCAGATAGATTTATTTAAACTCAATCATTGGGATAATGCAGCTAAGAGAACTAGTTTAAAGTGGGCTCAATTTAGTATGAATTGGCAAAATATTCAAGATATGCCAATACATCATAGTACTAAAATCAAAACCTTAAAAGAAATAGATGCTATAATAGAGTATTGTATTAATGATGTTGCTTCAACTAAAGCAATTATGTATCGCAGCAAGAAAGAAATTGCTTTAAGACAAGAATTAACAACAGAATACAATATAGATCTATTAAGTGCATCTGAACCAAGAATTGCAAAAGAATTATTTGCAATGTTCCTAAGTAAAAAAACAGGAATAAAAAAATATGATTTAAAAAAGATGAGAACCTATAGGTCTAAACTTATAGTTAATGATCTTTTATTACCTTATATTAAATTTGAGACAGCAACCTTTCAAAAGCTAGTTAATAAGTTTAAAGACCTAGAACTAGATCCATATGATTTAAAAGGTAGTTTTAAATATAGTGTTAGATATAAAGGAATCACTACACACTTTGGTCTTGGTGGTGTACATGGTGCACGTAAAGAGATATATATATCTAATCAAGAATATGTAATTATGACAAGTGATGTAACAAGTTTTTATCCAAATCTAGCTATTAGAAATGGGTGGGCTCCTGCACATCTTCCTAAAGAAGAATTCTGTGATCAGTATGAATGGTTTTTTAATGAAAGAAAAAAGATACCTAAATCTGATCCAAGAAACTATGTTTATAAGATTGTACTAAATAGTACTTATGGTCTTAGTAATGATCAAAACAGTTTCTTATATGATCCTGAGCTTACTATGCGTATAACTCTTAATGGACAATTAAGTCTTATGATGTTATATGAAATGATATGTGAAGGTATCCCAAATGCTGTTCCTCTAATGCAAAATACAGATGGTCTTGAGACTAGAATTCCAAGAAAGTATGTAGATACATATATGGAGATATGTAAACAATGGGAAGATATAACTAATTTACAATTAGAACATGATACATATCAAAAAGTTGTATTAGCAGATGTAAATAATTACATTGCACAAACTGAAGGAAAAGAAACTAATACTAAATGTAAAGGTAGATTTGTATTTGAAGATTTACCATTACATAAAAATAAAAGTTTCTTATGTGTACGTAAAGCTATATATGATTATTTTATCAATGGAAAAAATCCTGAAGAATCAATCAAAGAAAATAAAAATATTTTTGATTTTTGTGGTGGTGTAAAAGCTAAAGGTAATTGGGAGTTTTGGGAAAATTATGTTAAAAATGAAAAACATAATAAAGACAAACTTCAAAAAACTGTTAGATATTACATTAGTAATAAAGGATCTAAAATTCTTAAAATAAATTATATTGATAATAGAGTGTCTCAAGTTGAGGCAGGAAAATGGTTACAAACTGTGTTTATTGATTACATAGAAAAACCATTTGAAAATTATGATATTAATTATGATTTTTATATAAAAAAGGCTAAAAAAGAAATAGAATCTCTTGAGCCAATTAAAACACAATTACAATTATTTTAATTATGCCAACAAAAATAAAAGAATGCACAAAGCAGCATCTTGTAGATGTTGCTTTACCAAGTCATGGAAGTACTTATACTGTAATCAGTCATAAGTCAGTTATGGACCTATCAATTCAATCTTTAGTAGATGCAGGATTTCAAGTGAATGATGAATACTATAGATGTACAAGAGACGGAAACATAGCACAAGCTGTATATAGATTAACTTATATGGATGACTCTGAGTTATCCATGATGTTTGCCTGGTCAAACAGTTATAATAAACAAATGAGGTTCAAATGTGGTATTGGAGCTTACATAAATCAAACTAGTAGTAGTATGGTTTGTGGAGACATGGGCTCTTGGGCTCGTAAGCACACAGGTTCTGCAGATACAGAAACTGAAGAAACCATAAAAGACCAAATTGCTAATGCTCATATGTATTATAAGCAATTAGTAAATGATAAAAATAACATGAAAGAAATTAATATCACAAAAAGACAACAAGCTCAATTGCTTGGTATCTTATTTGCTGAACATGAGATTCTTACTACTGAGCAAGCTAGTATAATTAGACAACAAATGTCTAGACCTAGTTTTACTTATGAAAATGCTGACAGTTTATGGGCATTTTATAATCATGTTACTTTAGCTCTACAACAATCACATCCTAAGACTTGGATGGAGGATCAAAGAATTCTTCATTGGTTTATTTCTGATGCTTTTAAATTTAATGCAGTAGAAGTTATAGAAGTTGATCCTAATCAAGTAGACTTAGAAGATGCAATTGCTGAAGTTGAGGCTGAGAATGTAAAAATATCACCTGAACAACAAGAGGAATGGGATCAGCAAACTAGAATTGAAGAAGGTCTTGACCATAAAGGTGAAGAATCTGAAGCTGAAGAAGATGTAACTGTTACTGAAGCTACAGAAGATGAAGTTGCAGATCAGTTATATGGAGTTAATAATGACCCAGAAGAGGTGATCGGTGAATTTACTCCTGAGATCACAATTGAAGAACAAATAGCTGAAGATGAAGCTGCAGTGGCTGAAGTATGTGGTGAAGCTCCTGAATCAGTAGAAGAAGTGTCTGATCATTATGATTTGCCATTAGGTTCTGATGATATGAATTCATGTCCAGAGGTTACTGATGAAGAAGCATCAGAATTAATTAAAGGCCAAGAAGCTGTTGATCAACAAATGGCTCAAGAAGCAGCCGCTGATAATTCAGTTAGTGATGAGAATATAGATGATGCTCTTAAAGGGGAACCAAACTTTGATTTAGATTTTACACCAATTGTAGAAGATAATGAAGATGTTAACTCAGATGATGTTGATTTTGATTTCAATTAAATAATTAAAGGGATAGCTTAGGCTGTCCCTTTTTTTTTTAATCATGAAACACATGAAATTGTACAGTCATAATAAATAAATAAAGCGTATATGTAGAAAAGTTCTCTGTTTTTATAGGTTCTATATATTCCCATCCTAATGCAAACCTATTATGAGGCCAATGTAAATTTACTTCTAATTGCCACATATTAAAAACCTATACTTTGATAAACTTTTACTGCTTCTCTTGGTTTAATATTATAACCAGGAAGTCCTATTAATCTAATAAAATAAGCCCATGCTTTATTATCTCCTTTATCCCAAATACCTTGTTTTCTTGCATAAGGTTCTGTAATATTCCAAGGCATTATTTGACCTGTAAATTTTATTAATCTACTTAATGTAGATAAAGCTGCAGAAGGAGATTTTACAGTTCTCCATGCATCTTTAAAACTAATGTATTGAGAAGTTTCAGTTTTCATTCTTATTGCCTCATATAATATAAAATTATATGCATAATTATCTTTCATTTCCTCATCATCATCTGTCATTAAACTTAACAATATAATAACTGTCATTAAACTTAATATAATAGATATCTCTGTTAAATTTCGTCTTATATTAGCTTTTTGATGTGGTGTATATGTAGACCATTGTTTACCAATATCTCTTTTATAAGTAATAAGATCTCTAACAAATACCTGCCAAAAAGTTCTATAATATCCTTCTACTTCTGAACCAAGTTCTTCATCAAATCTTACTCTTTGAAATCTTCTCATAAATCCTGGATACATATGTTTCCTATACATTAAAGCTAATCTACCAACAGACTGTCTTTGAATAGTACCCTTATCAAAGCTATTGTATACACCATGCATTTTTTTATTTAAAGCATGTAATCTATCTTGAAAACTTCTTCTATCTTTTTCTGTAAAATTTTTGTATTTTTTATTGCCTTTTTCATCTTCATCAATCCATTCAATTTTATCAAATGCTTCTCTTACACCATACTTTTCATGAGCTTGAAATAAAGTTATTTCTTCTTTGGTTTCTTTATCTCTTACCATAGTAGCATCCATTAATGCTAACATAGTAGATGTTTGAAGTTCATGTTCTCCAAAGTACTGATTAAAAAATAATGTATTTGTTCTAAATAATTTATTAGCAACACTAGCAGTTATTAATCTTCCATAATTATCTTGAAAGTCACCCTGTATAGGATCATATAATTCATTAAGTCTTCCCATAAAACTAATAGGAGTTGGTTTACCAAAATCTGAAAGCATTCCCGGAAGACCTTTAGCATATAAAGCTTTTCCTTTTCTTAAATTTTTACCATTAAAAAATTCAGCTCCTTTAGCTTCAATAATTAATTGTATATTACCTTGTAAATTATTTGCGACACCTTTAAGTAAATCTGCTGCAATAGAAGTTAATGCTGAAAAACTTGTAATAGTATTAGTTAATTTTGAGGCTGATATATTACCTAACATTTCTACTTTTTGCATTTCTCCATATACAACCATATCAAGAAAAGCATCTAAATGTTGTTTAGAAAAACTTTCTCCATTTTGTTTTAAATATTCAGTAAGTCCAAATTTATTAGCAAAAGCATCTATTTTCCTTTTACCACCTTGATTAAATTCAGGAACTTTTCTATTTTTCATTATAGATTTAACAAGAGATATTTGTCCATTTACTTCATTTAAGGCTTGATATTTATTAGCCATTTGATTAAATATTAAAACAGTACTAGCAAGATCAAAACTTTGATCAGCAATATCTATAAAGCGAGTATAAAATACAGGTAATATTTGAACACCTTCATCATCTAAACCTAATTCTCCAAATTCAGTATCATAGCTTTGTACTTTTAGTGCTTCTTTAACATTAGTTGTAGCTAAATTTATTACACCCTTATCTAATAGTCTTTCTAAATCTTTTTTAGGAACAGAAGGTACTCTAGTTCCAGGACGTTGTGAATCAGGAATATTTTCTTGAGCAGCATAATATGTACCTGTAAGTTGCTGATGATATTCTCCCATAGGATTTATAGGCTCATCTTTTTCATTATACATTGCTTTCCACTTATCACTTAAAAATTCATTTGTTGGTTCTGATAGTTGTTTTTTTCTTTCATTACTTCTTGACCATTCATCAAATTCTTCTTGTGTGATAATTCCATTTTCTACTTGTCTTATCATTTGAGAATCAAGCTTATTAATATCTTTTTCAGATTTAGATTTTGTAATAGTTTTATAAAAATTATTTCTTTTAACAAACCATGAAGAATAAGCTCTTGCTTCTTTAGTTGTTAATGGAGAAGCTTTTTTCTTTTTACTTAAAGGCTCTGGATTATTTTTATACCAATTTCTTTCAACTGATTTAAATTTTTTCATATCAAACTTGCTGACAAAGTGAAGCTCTTCTCTATAAATATAGTTTCCATTTTCATCTTTCTCATTTGTTCTTTCATCAATTATTTCATAAATCCCTTCATTAAATTTTTGAGGATTATCTCTAGAAGCACTAACAAAACCTTTATACGTATCAAATGATTCACCTATTATTTCTTTAGCAACTACATCTTTAAGTCTTGCTTTTTCTAATTGATCTTTAATAGCTTTTGCAACAAGTGCAATAACAGTATCAGGAGAACTAATCATTGGTCCTATTAAAAAATCCAACCTGCCATCTTCTCGTGATGCCTCTCTTAATGTTTTTATTAAATCTTCTCTTGTTATAGCAGCTGTTGCAGCAGCATTTAAATTATTATCAAGTCTTTTTAATATTCTATCAAGTCTATTTTTAGACATCTTACCATCTGCAAAAGCTTTATTCTGCTTTTCAATATCTTTTTTAATATTATTATAACTTCTTTTTGCATTTGTTGCATAGGAAGATCGTGCACTTAAAAGCCAATCTGCAATTAAAGGAATTGCTTCAACATTTATTCTTCTTTTTAATATTTTCCTATTAGCAAGAGCTTTATATAACATTTCTTTTATTGACTCTGTAGGTTCTTCAGAATCTTCTGTCTCACCATCTTTTGTTCTTTTTTCTGATTCCTTATTAAAAAAATCTACTATATCCTTATTATCAGCAATTTCACTTAATATATCTTCTGAACCATTAACTGCAATATTTATTTCAAGAAGTCTTTCAATTAAAGAATTATCTTTAGGATTATCTTTTATATCTTCAACAATTTGTTCCATATTAACCATCAAACTTTCTGATTTTGCATAAGCTTCCATAATAAACTCATTGATTGATTCTATTTCATCAACAGCTTCCATATTATCAATAACTTTTTTAAGTTCTCCAGACTGAACACGTCTATCTTTAACTATTACACTAGTTAAATATTTAATTCGTCTTCTTAAATGAACTTTAGATCTTTCTACTAATATTTGTAAATCTGTCTTTTCCTCTTCTTTTTCTTGTTGATCTTTTTCTAGATTTTTAATTTCTTCTTGAGACAAACCTGAAGTATCTTCTTGATTTAAACTTACTCTATCTACATAACCTCTTTTAACCCACAATTCCATTGCAAGTTTTTCATTATTCTGTGCTGCAGCAAGAACTTCTTTCCATTCTCTACTATTTTTATTAGGACAAGTTGCCATTTAACATGTAATTTTTTTAAAAGTTGCTAATTGCTCATCAAATTCTTGTTGAGTTTCTGCAGCTTCTAGATTATTAATAATTTGTTCTAAGTTATATCCTCTTAAGCCAAAATCAATTTGCCAATATTCTGTATCAAAATTAGTTCTGATATCCATTATTTCTGCATCAGCACTTTCTTTATCTAGAGGTGTTGATTGTGGTACTACTTCTGCACCAGAAAGCATACTCATATTTCTTAAAAATGGATCTCCTGTTTGAGTATCAATTAAAGCATATAAATGATTTCCGGTTCTTTGCCATAAATGATCTTCTACAATAAATTGATCAGGTTGAATACCTTCATTTTCATTTAATAAATTAGTATAAGCATTTAAACTTGATTGTATTTCAGGTATATATTCTACGTTTGTTGCAGGAGTTATTGTTACTCTTGTTACATTAGGTTTATCTGTATTTAATTCAAATATATCAGGATATTTTTCAGACAGTGTTTCAAGTATATTTAAATTAGGAATATATATCTCTTTAAGAGTTAGTTGTTGTTCAATAGGACCTCTATTATTAGAACCTTGAATAACATAAAAGGTATCTTTATGTTTTGTTATAATTCCTTGTAATATTGTACGTATAGCAGCTATATCTAAAGCAGGATTAAGTCTTAAAGCATCTTCAAGTTCTTTTATTTTTAAAGGTTTTCTAATACTTCTAAAATATTTAGTAACCTCTCCTTGTGTAGGTATATAAAAATCTTCAGATACCTCTAACTTTTTATTTAATATGTTACCTCTAACAAAAGATTCAGCTAAAAAATCTCCATATCTTTCTTGAAGATCTTTATATTTTGAATTTGATTTATTTATACAAGCCATCTTATAAACATTTTAATGATTCAATATACTCATTTATATTTTTATATGCATGTGGAGCATCAGTATAAAATTCTTGAGCAAGAGTAATTGAAGGTAAATTTGGATTATCTAATTGTTCTTTACTTAAATTATTATAAAAGTTTTCTAATACAGGATCTATAGTATCAAATAAATTTAATTGACCTTTTTTACTAATAGTTTGTTGAGTAGATACAAAGTTTTTAAAACCTTGCATGTCTTCTTTACCTCCAAGTGTATATATATTTTCTGTTTCAAACACTCCATAAGTTGTAGACAAATAAGGATCAACTATATTTTCATATATTACACCATCTCTATTTTCTTTTAATGCTTTTTTAACTTGTCTTCCTGCAACATATTCTGTAGGATTTTTACCTCCTTTATATTTATCAGTAAAAAGAGATTCTTCATAATCATGAATTAAAGGATTCTTTAAATTAAGTAAAACAGGCAATGTTTTTTCTACATACCCTTGTTTTTTCATCTTCTTTTTTGCCTCTATTTCACCTTGTTCTATTGCTTTAAGTGCATCTTTAAAGAATTTTTCTATTACTTTATTATCTACTTCATCTGCAAAAAATCTTGTACCTCCTGGTCCTTTACTAACATCAACAAACTCATATCTTTCATTGTTAGTAAAAATTTTATAATTATCATAACTTGCATTATAAGTATTAAAATCTCCAAATCTATTTTTAATAGATAAATCATTATTCTTAAATCTTGATATATTTTTTAAGAAACTTTCAAATTCATTTTTAGCAGCTACGTGATTATGTAGTGAATTTCCAAAACTTTGAGCACTTCCTTTATTCCAAACAATATTTACTTTTTTTAATTCTTTTCTAAGTAAATCTTTAATTTCCTCCTGAGACTTACCTTTATTTTTAGCAGCTTCAATAAGCTTATTATAATAAGGAATAGACTTAATAAATTTTACTGCTTCATTCTTTCCTTCTCCCATAAGAATATCTCCAAGAGCATCCTTAACTTTCCTAATACGACCTTCTCTACCTTTAAAAGAATAACTTATTGCATTAATTTTATTATCAGTAAAGAAAAAAGCATGAGTTGTATCAGAGTCAACCTCCTCTCCTGTTTTTTTATCTTTAAAAGATCCTAAACCTGTTATATTTCCTCTTTTTTCTTTTGAAAATTCTTCAAAGTCTTCATATGTACCATGATATAAAATATCTTTTACAGTAGTTCCTTTAAGCTTTCCTTTAGTTAATAAGTAATTTATCCATTCAGAATATTGTTCTTGTGTACCTATATTAGCTAGTTCAGGTTTTATTTCAAATACTTCAGATACTCCTTCTTTAACCTTACCAGGTGGTTGAGGAGGTTGTTCTATTTCTAAGAAAATATTTTTAATATCTTCTTTTGTAAATTTAAAAATATTAGACTTAACATCTACATCCATCAATGTTTCCGGATTATAATAAGAAGGATCTACTATTTCTCCATCTCTTGATATAACCATATTATAATCACGTCCTTTGTAATTCAAACTTATTGAATAACTATCTTCATCAATTTTATCATATACTTCATTTACTACTTTAACTTTAGTATTTGGATTTAATCTTAATTCTTCTACTACTTCTGCTAATGCTGTAGGATGCATACCTTCACCTCTTGCTGCTAATTTACCTGCATATAATAAAATAGCACCATCTAATTTACCTTGATTAATTTGATCAAGTATCCATTCTCTTTGTTCATAGTTTAAATCAGCTAAAGGATATTCATCATTTGACACAAAATCAGTATATCCTTTTTTACTAGAACCTAAATATATTTCATCATTTCCAATATTAATAAATGCATCATACCCATAAGGTTTAGACATTATGGATATGTCTGGTATATAATAATACTGACCATCTATTGCAAACATGCCTTTTCTAGTTGGTTTACCTCCTGCAGAAAGTATAATTTTTTTTAAAAATTCTTTTGGATCTAAACCAAAGTCTTTAGTTGTAGCTAAATTATCTTCATTAAGCCAAGCTTTATAAGCTTCAACTGCAGCACCAATACTATTTACTTTTACTGTATCTCCATACCCAGCTTCACTAAATGGATTTCCAAAATGTTCTTCAGATTTAGCATCTGAAGTTCTCATAGTATTAACTCCTTCTGCTGTATATACAGGTCTAGATTCCAAATCTCCTTTCCACTCTTTTGATAAATTTATTGTAGGTTTAACCTTAGAAGTTGATTGAGTAGGAATTAAAGGAAGATTTCGTCTTAATAATTCAATTTCTATTTCATTTAAAATTGCAGTTCCTTGATTATTATCACTCATTGCATTATCAAAAACTTTATTCACTATAGCATCCTTATATCTTCTATATAATTCTTCATCAGTAAGATTAGATAACTTATTTAAATCCTTTAATTTTACTGCTTCTATTGAACCTAAAAAGTTTCCAGGACTTGTCAATAATTGTTTATATGTAGAAGTATCTAATATAGAATCAGCAATAAAATTAAATAGAGTATTTCTTTTTGACATCTCTTTTTTAAAATCTGATAATGGCATTTTAGAAAGATCTTTAAAAACAGATTTTTGAAATTGTATTGTTGGTATTTTTAATACATCAACAAAAGTATTTGGATTTAAGGCTTTGATAAAATTTAAACCTGATTTACCCGTACCTTGCTGATATATAGCCATTAGTGAAAAGTTTTTAAATAAATCACTAATCATAGCATCTTTAATTGGATTATCAGAAACAATTCTCATTATAGGATCTCCTAGTTGTTTTAATTGTTTAGAATAATCTAAAGCTATATCATTATCAATTAATGTTTTATTATCTAACTCTAAAAGTTGATATCCTTTTGAAGCCATATAGAAAGATGGTTTTAAATGCTGTAAAACAGGAAAGTTTTGAACTATTGTTTTATTACTAGGATCTTCTATAAACTCCATAATATCTTTAGTATATGAATATTTAATTGATCCAAATCCGGCATCACCTTTTATATAACCAACATTAAATGAAGTTGCTAAAGCTCTTTTAGAAATTCTTTCTTCAAAACCAGACTTATCTTTATGTTCTTTATATACCTCTCTAAAATATTCTCTTTCAATTATATATCTTATATATGATTCTTCTGTAGGAAAAGGGCTATTATCAAAAGTATCTTTTCCTGAAACATCATTTCCTGTAAAAAATAATCCTTTTTTATAATCAGTTTTAATTTGATCAAGATCTATATTTACAGTTTTATTATTAAAAACTACAACACTGTCACCAAGAAGTTTCTTTTTATTTACTTTTCTTTTTCTAATTTCTTCAGGTAATGTTACAGGTAATCCTGTTTTATTATCAACATAATTGGATAAAATATTTTGATAAATATAATCTATTACACCATTATTAAAAGCATTAGCATATTTTTCTCTAGCTTCTATTCTATTACCTTCATACCTTAAATTAATATTATGTCTATTATTAAAATAAGTTATTCCAAGCATTTCAGATAAACCTTTATTTAATCTCAATGCAAACTGTGGACCTACAATATCTATAAAGATTTTAGTTTTATACATAGAAGAAACTATAGAATCATTTAAGTAGTTATCAAGAGTCTCTTTGTCAATTCTACTATCAGCATATAAACTTTTAATAAAATTTTTTCTTTCTACAACTCCCTCAATATTTAAAAGAAGTCCTGTATCTGGATTAAAGTTCATCTCAAAGTTTTCCATACCTTGTGATTGTCTTTCTACATTTAAAAATTCAAATAAAAGAGCAACTTGTTCTAAATCAGCTTGAGGAGTTCTTAATTCTTCACCTGTAGGAATATTTTGAGCATAAGTCTTATTCCAAAAATATTCTCCTAAATGATATGTTTTATAAAGAAGGTTTGGATTCTTAAAACTATATTTTGCAAAAATAGGACTTAAATCATTATCAAATTGTATCCATTTTATTTGATTACTTTCTATATTATTTTCTTTTATAAATTTATTAAAATCTTTACTCAAAACTTCTACTGAATTTATATCATCTCCTGCAGTAATTGAAACCATTTTATTTGGATTTCTTTTCATTGCCTCTTTGGCATCTTCAAAAGATTTTTTATTATAAAAACTAATAGCATTAGAATCTATATATTGTACAAGTAACTGATCTACTATTCTTCTTTTATTAATATTAGCATCTTTTAGTTGACTTAGAATTCCTTTAGATTCTGCAAGTTTTTTTAAATAATCTTCAATTAAAGGTTGCTGAACAAATTTTATAACTTGAGGTAATGATACTCCACTTTCAATCATCCTTAGCACTACAGGAAGAGATTCTTTACTAATACCGGCTCTTACAGGAAAAGAATCATTACCTCTATCTAATACACCCTGAAGACCATGAGAAAATATTTCTCCTATATTTACATTGTCTACATTAGTTATACTAGATATTGAAATATTACCTTCTGGAGTTAGATTATGTGGGAATCTCATTTTCATTTCTCTAATTAAATAATCATTATCAAAGTACTTTTTAGGCATTTTAGCTCCAATAGATTTATATAAAATATGTTGCTTATTATATTTTGCAAAAATACTCACTGGTATATTACCACCTAGTAATAATTCATGTTGTAAATTATTATACTCAGTTTCAAAAAATTTAGTAGGATTTTCTGTTAAAGAACTATGTCCCTTTATATCAGATTTAGATTCTAATTTTGCTTGATCTTTAAATAAATAAGTATTAGCAGGTTTTGTTAAAGCTGAATAAGTTTCTGGAAGTTTTAATATTTCAACACCTGTTCTTATTAACTCATTTTGATTAAATCTTTTTTGTTGATTGATTAATTTTTTAATACTCTTTTTTTCTTTTCTCAATTTTTTAATTTGAGAATCAAAATTTAAAACTGTTTTAGGTAAACTACCATCTTCATTTATATTAGGAAATGAAAAAAATAACTTATCAACATCAAAATCAGATCCTGCTTTAGCTACAATTTCTGTAGGAACAACTGCTGTACTACCAGCAGAGGCATCTATAAAATGCCATACTTCAAATCCTTCAATTAAATTAGTATCATCTGTTGGTATCCTTGGTCCTGTAATTGTAACCTTTTGACCATGCTCTTTCATCCAATCTGTATCTTTTAAAAGCTCATTTAATCTTTTTCTTGTCCCAATTATATTACCAGGATTATCAGGATCCTCTAAGTTTAATAAGTTTACAAAATCTCCATTGAGTGGAATAGCTACTTTGGCTAAATGTGTTGATGCTCTTTCCCCGGTCTCTTTATTAATTATTTCACCTCTTCTGTAAAAAGGTAAATTATTAGTACCTAAATATTTTTGAATTTCTAATTCATTTTTAATAATAGCTAAATCTTGTTCCAATTCAGAATTCCATACACCATTATAAAAAGTATTTGGGACTTGAACATCTGATTCACCTTTTGTTTTTTGAGCAGAAATAGATTTAGAAATTCTATTAACTAAAATTTGTTCCACCACTTGTGCTTCAGGATGTATTGAAAAATCAATTTTCAAAGAACCATTAACTGAAACATCAATTATATTTTGTAATTGAACAGGTGATCCTTTAGAATCTAATTCTGTTCTAATCATTCTTGTTAGTTTTTCAAGACTTCCTTTACTATAAGGTATATAAGTACCCTTTTCATTAATAGTAAAACCTATTTCATCAAGTAATTCTGTTTCTAAAACATCAGTTAAATTTTTAACAGCCTTTTTATATTGAATTGAAATCTTTTTATTTTTAGGATTAATTAAATCACCCATTGAATATAGTTGACTTTCAACTACCACTCTAGATTGTGTTCCAACTGTTATAGTTTTGTGTAATTTATCAGCTACTGAAGTTACATCTTTTAAATATTTTAAATGAATCTTATTATTTTTAATAGGAGCTTTTTTATCATCTTCTTCTACATACTTATCAGTTCTATTCAATTTTTCTAAATCATCTAATTTTTCAAAAATATCATCTGCCTCTGTATTAGACTTACTAGTAAGAGATGCAACTTTAGATCCTGATTTAAATGTAACCATCTGTATTCCAGATTTTAACATTTTTGTATGGAGTTTATATAATTCTGTACCTGGTTTAGCAATTGAAGGTATAATAGGTGCAACAGCAAATTTAAACATAGATGTAGTAGCTATTTTACTATTCATCAATGGACCATAATTATGAAGTTTATATACTGGAAAAAATTTATAAACCTTTTCTACACTTACATCATTCCCGGCTACTATATCTTTATATAAATTTTCTTGTTCTAGACTCCATTTATTACCAAGTTTTCTAAGAACTCTATATGCATCAATAGTTAAATATGCAGCTCCATCAGCTTCTAACATTTTTTTGTAAGCTTTAGAATCTCTAGTAACTCTACTTGAAGTTTCAGATTTTGTTAAACCCGCTTTTAAATAATTTTCAGTCCAAGCCTCTTGCATTTCTTTAAGATAAATAGATTTTCTTTTAGGATCTTTTATAACTCCTGTATTTAAAGTTCCATCAAAATTAAAATCCTCTATCCCTAAAGTATTTGCATAAGTTGTTACGTTTTTACCTTGAAAAATTCCATTAATAAATTTTTGAGCATTTATATCAGAAAGAAACCCATCACCATTAGAACTAGAACCAGGACTTCTTTTTGTTAAATTTTCAAATTGAGCTACGTCCCCATTAATAAGATTAGACATTTCTAACTTATTAATAAAATCATTATATGTATAAGCTTTTGCTAATGTATCTACATCATACTTTGCAAATTCTGGATTTAATCTTAAATTAGATCCTAAAGAATTTTTTATAAAAAGAGTTTTTTGTTCAAAATATTCTAGCACATCATCTCTTAAAAACTGATAATGTTTACTATTTTTAAGTACATCAATAATATCAGTTACATTAGGCTTTTTTGCTTCTTTATATAAAAATTCTTTAATAGGTTCACTTATCAAAGAATCCATTGCAACAAATGATAAACCTGCTTTTCTTCCATTAGATAATGTTCTATTATAACCTGTAGTAGTTTCTAAAACACCCTCATTCTGTTCAAAATATTGAATTCTATCAAACTCTGAGGCAATATAATCTAATATAAATGCTTCTAAAGCAATCCCATCTCCTTCTTGAGATTTAAATAAATCAATATCTATCCATAAATTTTTATTTGTCCCAGTTTTTATTCCATTAAATTCTTTTCTTTTATCAAGCTTAATTCCAAAAGCACTTTTTTTCTCAGAATGTCTAATAAACTCACCTACACCTTTACTAAGTAACATATTATATTCCTGAAATAATTTATCAATTGGTGTAAGATCACCTGTATTAATCCCAGAACTTTCTGCAACTGCTTTACTATTATATAAATCTTCATAAATTGTAGTTGTTCTAAGTTCTGTTCCAGTTAATAATACAAACTCCATTTCTTTTGTAAAATCTCTTTTAGTTCCATTAGGAAACATTGTATTCAAAACTTTATTTCTAAGAGCTAAAGGATTATAAGGCATACCTCCATTATCTTCATATGGATTTAAATAAGATAAATGTTCATTTAGAACATACGCTTCTTCTAAATCATCAAGAGCATTAATACCCAATACTATTGAAGTTACTGCACTATGATTAGCAACAGTATATGCATTATTTCCATCAGGTAATACTATTGTATCTCCTGGAGTATCAAATCCAAAATTAGCTTGTATCTTTCCTAAATTTCTTACAATTGAATCATTTCTTAAAGTTTCAATATTTTTAAAACTAGGTAATTCAGAAATAAAATTTTTCATAAAATCATTATTTCTAAGAGTACCTATTGGATTGGTAACAAATCTTTTTAATAATTTCTTTTCTTTTACACTTCTTTCATTAATAGGTTTAGTTGTAATATTATATAAATCTTTAATCAAAAGAACTAAATTATTTATATCAGCTGAAGCTTGTTTTGTTGTAAGAGCTTTTTCTAATTGTTTTGTATTATCTAATTGAAAACCTAGAACTCTTAAAAAACCTAACTTATCAACTACTTTGCTTGAACTATCTATAAAATCATTATGAAATCTTGGTAAATCTAATACTGCTGGTTGATCTTTAAACCTAAGCATGTATTTATTTTTTGAAATTTTAAAACGATTCTCAAAAGTTGAAAGTATTTTATTTAATTCTATAGTAGATTCATTTACAATAAAATCATAAGATGTATCCATCAAATCTCCGGCTATATAAACCTCAGAAATATTAGTTGTAAGTTGCCAAGCTTTTACAGAAGGTTTAGAAAATGTATGCCAAAAAGATGAGCTAATATCCATAGCATAAGTGCTTTGAATATTGCGTGGTGACGGTAATTTAAATTTCCATAATTGTTCTAATTCAGGAAAGTTTTTTGCCTCTTCTTTTATAATGTCAAACATTTCCTGTCTTGATTGTACACCACCTATAACTTTAAATAATGTATTCCAAACTTTTCTAAAATCAGCACGTTCTTTAAAGCCTAACTTATTATTTTTAGTTTTTCCATTTTCAATCTTATGTAAACTTTTTAAAATATAAATTACTTCTTTTTCTGCTAAATCATATAAAGATTTTTGAAAATCTTCTTCAAATGGAGTCTCACTATTTTCTTGTGGAACTTCTTCTTCTGCAAAATATTTAATCTTATTTATTTCAAAATCTGAATGTAATAAATGATAAGCAATAACACCTGTTGGTTTAATATCATTTATTATGTAATTGGGATCTCCAAATTGATCAATAGCATTTTCTAAAATTCTAATGTTATCTAAAAGATTTTCTTGGTCATATGTTAAATCAGAATCTACTGCCTTTGCATTTAACTTAATTCCAGTATATTCTTTTGCTTTACCTTTTACATAATTATCATATTGAACTTTAGCATCTTCAATTCTTGATACTATAATAATTTGTGCAGGAACTTCAGGCTTTTTTTCTCTACTATTATCTTTAATAATTGAATGCGTAAAGTAATCTCCTACTATTTTAATTCCTTTCCATTCTTCACCTTTAACTCGTGTACCTCTTTTAAAGTATGAATCAAAATCTTTAAAGCTATCTATTTGAGATTTTAACAATACATATTTATGTATACCGCTTTCTGTTTTTAAAGTAGCAACTGCATTATCTTTTAATAGTTTAAATGTATTTATTTTACTTATTCCAACTTTACCAACTGACTTATTGTATTCTTTATTAAGTACAGTTAATCTTTCTTTTAGTTTATCTAAAACTTTTTTATATGTTAGTGCTCTGTGTTTTGGTTCAAGCAATGCTGTTAAACTTAAACCTTTTATTTTTGAAATATAACTTTCTAACTGCGTGCCTTTTAGATTAGGATATCTTTCCATCTCTTTGTCATAACGAGCATCTATAAGATCTGATATAATTGAATCTATAGAGCTTGATATAAGATCAGAATCAGTTTTACTTAAAGCAGTTCTTTTATAACTCTCATTATTAATTTTCTCTACATACTTAATACCTCTTTCTAATTCAAAAAATATTGCGTTATCTACTGAAGCTTCATATTGATTAAAATATTTATCACTCCCAAAATTTAAGTTTTCATATAATTCTTTTACTGCAGGTACAGACATTATATCCAACTGAACATTTTTCAAATTAGGTATAATCTTACCCAAGAGTTTTTGAAGCATCTGTACTATTTTTCTAAAGATGCTATTTCTCATAGGAGAATTTGGTTTAGCTACATTCTTCTTCATGTAACTTCTAAAGTCTTCTGCAAGAATCTCTTCTATTTCTAAATAACTTTTGCCTTCATAAGGTTTATTTCCTTTTGTATCCGTATAATCTAAAACCTCTTCATATAGATCTATTTTTTGTTGAGGTGTTAAATACAATTGAGTAAATGCATGAAATGATTCATGATATAAATCTACCATTGAACCTTTACTGTTATCAATATTAATAGTTCCTTTAATGTCTGGATTCATTAAAGTAGCACCAGAGATTACAAAATTAGCATATGCATCAGAATTTACTAAATTAACTGCTTTGTTTAAAGATATACTTTTTTGTAATGATTTACCAAAAGCACTCTTAGTCCAAAAGGTATCTGCCCTTTTTATGTCTGCAGCAGATAGCTTATCTGAATTAAGTTTTCCATTTCTCAATAATTCCCAATCTTCATTAGGATCATTTGGTTTATCAGTATCTACACTAGTAGCTTTGTCTATTACTATTTTTTTATTTACATAAGGACTAATACTAATAGAAGCAGGTTCCTTTTGAAGATTCTGAATATATTTAACTGAAGCTTCAAGTTCTTTTTTAAAAAAATTATCTTTTAAACTATAAGATTCTACACCGGGATTGTTTCTATCTCCTAATACAACTAAGTCAACATCTTTTATTCTATCTGAAGTTTCAGTGACTACAGTTACTCCACTTTCAGTAAGTTGTTTTATTCTATTGGTCACTGCCGGATCTAAATGAGTAGTCTTATAACCAGCTTTAGAAAAAGCAAAAATATAAGCTTCAATGCTTTCATCTTCATTTCTTTCTCTAAAGACTTCACCATTTCCCATTTGAATAGATGATATTAAATCTACAGTAATATCATTTGTATGTACTACATCTGTATCTTGAAAAACTTCATTGGAAAACAAACCAACTGTAGAATATATAAACTTTCCTTTATACTCATCTTTTAATACAGATTTACCATCAGGAGTTTCTTTTAATAATAAATTTCCTAAATACTCATCTTCTTTTAATTGACTAAATCTTTTATTTATTGGTAAAGCTTCTGTAATATTATTTAGTTGTGTATCAGTAGACCTTTGAAATAAAATTTGTTTATTAAAATAGCCTGTTTCTGATGAAACAATAAAAACTAAAGGATCATGACTTTTAATAAAGTCATAATAATTAACAGTCCTTTTTAATTCACCATTTTCATATAAATCTAAAGAATAGGGAGTTTGAAGATGATCTTCACTATAATGTATAAATATAGAGTTTCCATCTGGATAAGTATTAGTTAAGGCATCTTTAAAATCTTTTTTTAATTTTACTTTTTTTGATTCTGATACTTTTTGACCATTTTCAAAAACTATACCATCAGAATTTATACTTATTTCAAATAGAAGATTTCTTGGATATTTTTTATTTTGAACTTTATCATAGACTTTTATAAAAAGTTCATTTGTTACAGGTTCTCTAACTATATCATGTCTTTTTGAATAATTCGTAATATATTTATTAGGTATAAACTGTTCATAAAAATCAGTTTTTTCTTTAATAGAAAAGTCTTCTGAAAATAAAACTTCTTGAATTTGAATTGCCAAATCCTCTGACATTCTAGATCTATCAAGTTGATAAAGATCTCCTTCTATAACAATTGTAGCTCTACCTGCAGCTATTCCATTTTCAGGCACTGTAAGAGTTCTTATAGTTTCTAAAGTTTTATCTGTAATTATTTTATTATCAATTAATACATTTAAAGGAGTTTTTTTTGTAGTTTTATCTATACTGATACCATCAGTCATTCCTATAAAATCTAACACTAAATCTTCTTTTAAAGCTGCATTTTTTAAAGTATAATATTCTTTAAATTCTGAGTTTACTTGTTGCAAAGCTTCTTTATAATTTACATTTGATTCTTCAGACCTTATAGTAGCAATCTCACTAGAACTTAAAACTTTATTTTCTAAATTATAAATATCTCTAATACTATAACCAGATCCGTCTTTCCTAATACTTCTCATCATTTGATAAACATAAGTACTATCAGAAGATTCTTCAGCAACAATATTATTACTTGAATCAAATGACAAAGGATTTCCTTTTTCATCAGTAACTAAAACAATAACTCTATCTTGAACTTGAATAATACCTGCTTTAGGTTTTCCTTTAGTTAAAGGATTTTGTATATCTAAAGATCTAGCAATCTCTGATTGAGTAGTTCCATCAAGTTTTTTTTCACTATAAGTACCATCTACAAACTTACTAAGATTAACAGCTTTTAATTTAATATTAACACCTTGATAATTTGGATGTTTTAATACAGTATCTTCTAAAGAAATTGTATTAGCAATAGCAGTAATGGTATCATTTATATTTCTTCTCTGTACATCAGGAACTTCTTTTTCAAACTTAGTTGCTCCTGGTTTAAATGCAGGTAATGTAGTTGATAAAATATTAAGAGCTTTATATCTAAATACAACATTATAATCAAACTTACTTTCATTTTTATCAGGTATAATACCTTTTGCTTGTTCTCTAATAAGTCTAGCAATTATTAAATTTGTTTTAGTTTGATCTAATGTATTTACAACATTTTTAATAGCAGTTTGTGGATCAGCCCATTTTACTTTTAAAATAGATATTTTATCATATCCTTCAATTTGATCTATATTTTCAATAAAATTATTTAAAACTACAGATTCAATAATAGCTGGGGTAAATGCTAAAAATTGAGCAGCTCTATCTTTATCTGAAACTTTTTGAATTCTTTCATACAGATACTTCATATAAGAATCTACATTAAAAGGATTATTAGCATTTAATTTTGCTTGTATAGATTGTTTAGTTAATCCATAAACATATTCAAGTTCTTCTTTATTTAATGCACATTTTATCATTACTTACAATTATTAAAAATATCATTATCCTCTGTTTCATCTAGATAATCTTTTTTAGATTTATCTAAATCTAATTGAGCTTTTTTATCATTTAAAAAATCCAAAAGAATATCTCCAGTTTTTTCAAGTTCAATTTTTCCTGTTCCCTCTTTAGGAAGGATTTCACCAAAATCAATTTTTGATTCAAATTCTTTAACTGTTAAAGATACCGATTTATAATTTCCTCTTCCTACTTTTTTTACAATAATAGCTTTTTTAGAACCATCTAGTTTTTGTACTCTAACTTGTTCACCTACTTGCATATTTTTAGAATCCAATGCCTCCTTAAAAGTATAAAGATCACCTGACTTTATTATTACAGTTGTTTCTAAAAGTGCATTAGCTTTTGCATCTAATAAAGTTTTTAATTCATCATATTTTTCTTGAGTAATTTTTTGTGAAATATATAATTCATTTAATGTATCATACATTATAGATGTATCATTCTTATTTTCATTATTGATATCATTCACTAAGTCTGTTAAACTTGATTCTTCAATATCGAGTCCTTCTCCAGGTTTTAAAGATTCTTCTCTAATAGCTATAAAAGTAGAATCATCTTCTTTATTTTCTTTTTGAAACTTTTCAAAATCTATATTTTTACCAAAATCAGTTTTGATAAAATCATCCATAGCTTTTTCTGTTTCAATAAAATCTGTAGCAAGAACTAATGTTTGTCCATCTTTTAATTCTATTGTAAACTTATCTACTTTAGGTGAATTCATTTGAGGCTTGCCACCTTTTATACTAAACATATATGCTTCATCAACACTAGCACTTGTAGATAAACCATGAGACTGAATTACTTTACCATTTTTATTTACTACAAAAAATACAGTATCCCCTACCTTTTCTATTTTATATTTATTTGGAGCTACTCTTTTTGCTACTGCTGAGACTGCACCTGTAGTTGTTGCCTTATAACCTTTATCATCAGATGTTTTAGTAAAGTCTACTCCTTTAAAAGCAGCTAATAAAAAACTTAGATTATCTTTAGCTATCCAAGCAGTTGGAGTGTCTTCATCCATACCTAGAAAATCCATAGCTTCTTCTGCAGTCATCTCTGGATTTTTCTGAAATTCTTCATATAATAATTCAGTTCCAGTTTTTACTGGTGTACCTTTTAACATATTAATTACATCAGAAGAAGCTTGTTCAGGAGATTGACTTGCTACTCGACCCATTCCTCCCATACCATCTGCTAAAATATATAATCCATTTTCTGTATCTATATAAACACCATCTTGATTTTTGTTTTCTCCTACTTGACCTGCAGTACCAAAAGTTATATTACCTATTGTTTCAATAGTAGGTTCAATTGATTGAATAATTTTACCTTTAGATTTAGTAACAGGAGCTTTTTCTTCTGCATTTTCTTTAGCATTTACTATATCAAGTAATGTAATAATAAAAGTACTAGTCTTACCTGCAGGAGTAGTTGCAAATCCAACTGCTGCTTGATCTACTATAAATGTTGTACCATCAGCTGTAATAGTAAACACATCCTCTGTACTTTCAGAAATTTTATCTTTAATAGTTTTTATCTTATGAGTAGTTTTAACATTTGACCACCCAAAAGTTTTTTCTAAGAATTTATCTATGTGTAAAAGACCTTCTTCTAAAGTTCTTGGTACAAATTTTCCATTTATAAAACCTGTTGTTACAGCACTAAATTCATCTATAATTTTAATATCAGAAGCTTTGTCTATATCTCTAGTTTCTTTACCAGATTTCTTAGAAGCTTCTTCTTTAGCTCTATCCTCATCAGTTTTCTTTCTAGCAAAATCACTTTTCTCAAACTTTATAAAATCATCAATCTTAACTTTAGGATTTTTCACTTCTCCTATTTTACCTTGATTATTATGGGATATAACATCTCCTTCAGGAGTAACTATCATATCATATAATTTATCTCGTCTTAAATTTCTTGCTAAAATTCCATAGTTTCCTTCATCAGTTACATATACAGAATCAATCATAATTGTTTGTAAAGCTCCTTCATTTCCCCAATCATCTATTCTTTTATCAAATATTTTTCCAATTTCAGAATTAAAAACTCTACCTGTTATATTATCTATAGTATCTTTAACTAAATCTTTTCTTTCATGATTTAGTATATCATATCTATAAAGTTGTTCTATTCTCAAATTAATACTAACAATAGCTGTCTGTTTAGCTTCTTCCAGTGTTATCTTTGAATTAGGTAAATTAAAACCTTTTTTGATTTTAATAGATACTCCTTTATTATTTACATAATCTGTTTCTACTCCTATTTTTTCTTTAACTCCTTCTAAAGTTTCAATTATATTTTCTTGAGCAGCTCTTTTCCTTTTTCTTAAATCAATATAAAACTCTTTATCCTCATCTTCTTCTGGAGTTTTTTTTGCAATATTAGGTTTTAAGATCTTTTTAACATCTTCTAATTCATCTTCTAATTCATCTATAGCTTCTGTATCTACATTAGCTTTTCTTTTTAAAGCCTTTATTTTTAGTATTATATCCTTTTTTCTTTGTTCTATTACCACAACTTCTTTAGAACTTAATTTCTTTTCTTCAGAAATTTCTTTTTCAATACTTTGTCTTGGTATATATTTATCAATATCAGTTACCTTAACCTTATTCTTACCTATTTGAATTCTAGCATTATTATCTGTTTTTATAAACATATGACCATCAACAAGATTATCAAAAGTTTTTTGACCTTTAAAATCTTTATCTGGAATACTTTTAACTTCTGTAATATAACCATCTGTATCTTCTATAATAGATATAGGTAATAATAAAGTTTCAATATCTTTACCATTAGATTTATTATAAAATAAATTTGAATAGGCTCTTTGTTGCATGCTGTTTTCAAAATACTTTTTATAATTAAAGTTATCATCACCAGGTATTAAAAACGTTGCCCATTTACTTGGTTTTCCTGTTTTTAAATCAACAATATATTTTTTACCAGTTTTATCTACAATTATTAAATCAATTGCACCTCCAACATTATTCAGTTTAGTTCCTTCTTTATTAAATAATTGATTATCAGTTATTTCTAAATTTTTAGCAAAAATATAAATATCACCTGATGCTACTCTTTCTTTTAATTTAGTTAAGTGTCCGCTTTCTCCAAATAAAGCAATAAATGCTTCTTCACTAATTTTATCTTTATAGTTATCATATCTGAGTTCAGATTGAGGATCAAAGAAATCTCTGACCATATCATCTGCAGTTATACCTCTAACTCTTCCTCCTTCATAAGTAATAATAGGCATGACCTTATATACTACATCAGTTAAAATATCATTAGTAATTTCTTCTTTATTATATTTATTAGATTTTAAAGTTTCTATTTCTTTATCTATAATTCTTATATTTTCTAAAGCAACAAGTGAACCTTCGTATTTAGTTTTACCACTTTCTAATTCAGCAATTTCTTTTTGATAAGAGTTTAAAACCTCACCCTTTAATAATGATTCAAGTTCTAATTTTAAATTAGATAAAGTTGTTTCAGTTATACCTCCATCAGTTTCCCCATATCTTCCTGAATCTACATCAAGTTTAAGTTCTTTAATAAACAAATTTATATTTTCTTGATTAAACTCAAAAACATCTTCAGAATTTACAAAAGCTTCATCTTTAGTTTTGATAACTTGATTTAATCTATTATAACCTTCATCTGTAAAAAGTTTTGACATTACATTAGAAACTCTAGAATATACATCACCATCTTTAAGATACATACCTTTAAAACTTCCTATATCTTTAGAATCTTTAAATACCTTTTGAACTTCTTCAACAGATTTCTTCATTTCAGGAGTCATTTCTACTCCTGAAATAGGATCTATATTAGCAGTTAGTATATTTGCTGTTGTTATATAGTTATCTATAAGTTCTTTTCCCTGTCTATATGGTTCACTACCAATATTATAAATTTCCTGTTTATGACCTGTAAAAAAGTCTGGAACTTTTTTATTATCTAATATATCAATAACTTGATTTTTATCCATATAAAGTGGAGGAGCATTATTTGCTAATGCATTTAACAATTGATCTAAAGCTACTTTATTTATTTCTCTATCTACAATTTCTGAATGTAATTCATTCCTAAATTCATCAAGTCTTTCAAAAGTTTTTTCATTTTCAAGAACTAACTTTAAAAATTCACCTGGATCAGTAAGTAAATCAATATGTTCTGCTACAGCTCTTGATTCAAATTCAAGTTTATAATAATCAACTAACTGATTAAAGGCCTCATCTAAACTAGATTGGAAGATTGTAGCATTATTTTCTATTGCTAATGATCTTATGTATTTATCATGCGTATCTTTTAGTGCTTTATTTACCTCAACTTGTTTCTTTTCATCAGTAATATCTCCCAATAATTGATTAAGTTTTCCATCAATTTGTTCTTGAGTGGGATCTTTTATATCATCAAATTCTTTTAATCTTTTTTTAGCTAAGTTAATAGTAGGGGTTTCATTTCTTTGATAAAATCCATAAAATAAAGCTTGAGCATTTTGAAATTCTTTTAAGGCATCAATTTGTTTTTCTTTATCTTTTACATTTTTAGATTTTTCAGATTGTGGAATATCCTCTTTTTGTCTTTCTATAGCAAGCTCTTGTTCAAGTATACCTAGTTGTCTACTAATAGTTTGTGGTTTAAATAAAACTTTAGCAGCACCATAGTCTACAGTAGCAAGTGAAGTACTTTGTAAATAATTATTATAGATAGAACTCATTCTTTTAGTTGTATCTTCAAAGGCTGTATTTAAGTATACAAAGTTTTCTACAGATTTATTCCAAGCATTATGTAATCTAATTAAAGCTTGACCTTCAGGAGTCTTCATTTCTTCTGCAGATATCTTTTGAATATCAACAGGATTTTCAAGATTATCTTCAGCTTCTTTAAATTTAGTTTCTATTGATTTTAATTTAGCAATAGAATTAGTAATTCTTTTTCTATATTTTGGAACATTTTCTACACTTAAAGATTTTACTGCATCAGCTAATTCTAGATCAGTAAGTTCTTGCATAGAATTAAGCTTTTCTATAAATACACCTGCAGTACCAGTTCTTCTCATTAAAGCCATAGTAGATACAAATGCATCTACTTCAGCATCTAATGCTTCTTTTTTAGTTCCTTTTTTTTGAATTTCAGAAACTTTTTCTTGAGTCCCAAGATTCATTAATCTACTATTAATTAATTGATCTATGTTGATATCATTTAGATTATCAACAATTCCTTTAGTTACTTCAAGTTTTGTCTTTTTCCATTTTTCAAATGCAGCTTTATCAAAAATCCTAGCTTTTTGTGTAGATAAAAATGGAATTGCATTATTTAAAGGTTTAGAAAAAGTTCCCATCATGAAACCAGACATAAATGTTTCAAATCCTTGAGCACTAAATTCTTTTCCTAACTCTTTCCAATAGTCATCCATATGTGTACTCCCAAGTATGCCACTCTGAACTTGATAACTCCTTTTATTTACACCTTTAGCATAAAGTGAAGCTGAAGGACCTTGCTGTTTATAAGCCTCTATATAATGATTCTCATTTGCTCTAGCAATTGCTTCTTGTAAATTTTCTTGAATACCTTCAGATACATTAGCTTTAAAATATCCTAAAGTCTTTTTTGCTGTAGCATATCCAGGCTGTTTCCACCAACTCTTAGCTAAGTTCATTAAGTTATTTTTTTCAAATACAAAAGCTTTTTTTGTATTATCAAATATTACTTTACCTAAAGTACCAAACTGTTTTTCTCCAGATTTAGCACCAACTTCATAAATTTCTTTTCTAGTTTGTTTTAAAAAATTATTTAATCCACCTTTAGGATTTGTTATATTACCAAAAGTAATTTGATTAGTTAAATATATAATACCTGCATTTGCATAAAACGTTTCTAAAGAACCCTTTTTAGCTTGTTGCCTCATTGCATACTGTTCATTACTATCTGGAATTTTACCAACTTTATCATAATGATCATCATACAATTTATGAAATATTTTATTTTCAACCATACCTGCTTCTAATCTAGATTCAGATATTGCCATATTTATATTTCTTACATCTCTATAAAAACTACCTGAAGTTTTAGAAAGAAGAGCTAATCCATCTAAATATTCACCAGCTTTAGTAGATTTTCTTATATCTCTTAGTACATCTACAGTATTTTCTAAAGGATTAAGAGTTCTTCCAATTGAAGAAAGTTTTTTACCTCTAGAACTTTCCCAAAAAGTTCTTGCAGTCGTTGGTGTAGAAAACTTAGGTATAATTTCTTTTACAGCCTTAGCACCTGTTTTAATTTTACCAAGACCTTTTCCAATATCTTCAATAATCTTAGTCGTTCTCATTGCTTGAATTCCACCAGTTGCTCCACTAGTTGCTCCAGTCAGAAAACTTAATCCAACTTCTTCTACTATAGCTTCAGTAATTATACCTGCAGTATAACCAAAGTTCATGAAAGCATTATTCATAAAAGCACTTACTCCTGTTATTCCACCTTCTTTATTAGACATACCAATAGCAGCAGCTCTTTCATATTCTGCTGCATCTTGTAAATCAGCTCCAGTAAAATCACCCCCAATCATTTTTACTAAACTCTTGGGTCCATCTATAAATCCTCTTTTTAATAATACAGGAAATGAATGGGTAAGCATTCTACTCCAATCATTCCACATTGTAGTATTAGCATTAAAGTTAGCTTCATTATCTCTAAAAGGATGAAAACCTATTTCAGCAAATTTATCATCTCCATATGCAGCATATCTATCATAAAAATTATTACTATCAGGTCCTGCATCATAGTTAAACATTTTACCATAACTATTTTTACCTGCTGCATCAGAAATACCTTGAGATTCTGTAGCTATAAATTCTTTTAATGAATTTCTTGTATCACCTATTGCTTGTCCACCAGGTAAATTATCAGGATAACCTACAATATTATTCATTATAGAGGGACCCGGAATATCTAATTTATTATTTACACCAAAACCAGGTCCAATAGAATTTATGTTTGAAACTGGTTGTGTATTTTCAGGAGTTGACAACTTTGTCTCAAGATTTGTATACTCTGACAAAGGTTGTCCTGTATTATTTACTTCCTCAGCCATTTTTAAAGATTATATTGAAAGTTATAAGTTGTAAAAATTTGTCTTATTTGATCATCTGTAATATTAGGATTTCTTTGTTTAAGAGCTCTTATTACATTAACTCTTTCGGTATTTGCTGCTTGAGTTACAGGCATTGTAGAAGTTTGAAATGATTCAAATTGTGTATATAATGTTTCTCCATTTACTAAATTTACAGGAACAGATGTTTCCATAAGAGTACCTGTAGATAAATAAGTTTCTAAATCAAATGCTTTAAATCTATGATTTATAGAATACTGATTTGTTTTATTATTATATGTAAAATCCATTCCATAACCAGGTTCAATATCATAGCTATCTTCAGCAATACCATCAGTTTCTAATTTAACTTTTCTTTTTAATGAAGCTTCTATTGGATTTGTAGTTGATGCTTCAAATGCATATGAATCAAATTGACTTCTATCTGATATTATCGTAGCTCCATTTACAAGAAAATCTTGTTTCATTTTGTCCTTCTCTTCATCTTCACCTGTAGTAATTAAATTATCTAAAATTGCTTTTGTAGGCATTATTGTATAAGCTGCTTTATTACCACTTATCTCTGTTGTAGGTTTTACTATTACTTTAAATCCTTCACCTTTTTTATATAAGTTTCTATCTCCATGTGCTTCCCAAATCATTTTAGCAATCTTTTGATGTTCAATTGTGTTTACATCATCATCTAAAACTTCATTAGTTGTACCAACTCCAGAAAATATAACAGGAGATTCTGCACTTAACTCGCCACCTATATTAGATAAACCTTTTACATTTCCATAATCATCATAAATTCCAATTTTACCACCTTCAATTCCATAAAAATCTTGTGTAGGTAATGCTCCTTGATTTCCAGGTGTTACTATTGCACTTGCGGGCATAGAACTAATTCCTGATCCTGTACCAAATGAAGATGGTGGAGCTTCTTTAAAGTTTCTACTATTAGTCCATTCTCTATCCCAAGCTTCTTTTACATCGTCATAGTCAGCTACAGAAGCACTTTTTAAAAGCTCTCCAAGTATATTATCAGGATAAAAAATATCATCCCAATCTTTATATGTATTAAAAGTTGATTCAGTTTGATCTTTAAGCCATCCTAAATAATTACCCTTTTCCCATTGTTTATTTGCAGACTCAGTTAGCTGTTGCTCTCTTTTATCATATCTTCTTTGATCAGCTAAATACCTTTTTAAGTAGTCTTTATCCAAGCCAATGCTATTTAAAAAACGATTTGCTACACCTCCTTCTAAAACAGCCTCTAATGCATTATCATAATATTCTTTTTCTTCAAGGAATCTTCCTGTATTTGGATCAACTGCAAATGAAGCATTATGCAAAGGTCCACTAGATTGTTTTGCTTTTTTAAGTAATTTTTCAGTATTTTCCCTTAACCACGCTTTTTCAGCATAAATACCTTTTAATAAAATTTTATTTTTTATAGCTCCTTTTCTCCAATTAACAACCTTTTGTTTATCAACTTCAGTTTGAAAAGTACTATTAATTAAAGTTGCTGTAGTTTCATCATTAGTCATCAAGTCTAAAAGTTCTGTATTTAATGTTGAAAGATCACTTAAATTTAAACCAGTTTCTTTTTCAAACTCTTCTGAATTAGTTGATTTATTTAATGCATCTTTAACATTAGTTAAAGTTAAAGCCTCCCCATGTACATTTATAGCAATTCCTTCTTTATTTTCATATTTACCTCTATTGAGAGTATTAGCAATTCTTTCACCATGTTTAGTAGAACTTCCTTCTATACCAATTGCTGTTGCTATCTCTAAACCTTGAACTATACCGGGTTTAGCTTGTTTCCATTCACTTGATATTTGACCTTGAACAAATGTTTTTAAATTTGTTTCGTTTGCTGTGACACCTGCAATAGGACCTTCTGATTGCCAACTGTTTCTATTTTTAACATCAACTGCTTCTATACCATTTTTTGTAGCACTCCAAACAGCTGTTCCAGACTCAACACGAAATTTGTCCATTGCAATACTTCTATCACTTTTAGCTTTAAGCATATCTTTAAATTCAGCTAATTTATATTCATCTGCTTTTTGTGTTGTTTTCATATTTCTTTGAGAATATGAATAAGCTGCTTTATTAAAATCTTGCATCATTAAAGAATTAGCTCTTAAAATATCTACTCTATTTCTTAGCACATCTATATTACCTTCAAAGATAACTTGTTTTCCTGTTGATGTATTTCCATTTGATGAACCATCACTCACCATATCTTTTTCTAAATTACTTATATTTAAAAGTGCTGAAACTAACTCTTTATTAGATGAAACATTTCTTAAAACCTTTTCAGCATCTGGAGAAGCTGTACCATTTTGTAATGCAGTCTGTAAAAGGCTTTGCATTTTATTAAAAGACTCTTCATTACCTTTTAATTTTTTATTAGTCTTTTTAACTCCACCTTGTAATACTTTAAATTCATTTTCAAGATAAGCCATTTCTGCAGCCTTAACATCTCCATCATATTCACCAGCATGACTTTGTGACCAATTCTTTCTATCTACATAAGCTTGTGTTTTATACATCGCTTGTACTCTAGGATCATTACCCATTCTTAATTGGTAAAGTTGAGATAAAGGTTGCATTAAAATAGCAGGTCCATTTGTAGTTGTTATCTCATATAAACCATCCTTACTTGTTGAAGAAACGGTTCTATCACCAAATTCTTTTGCCATTTCTCCAGCCATTAATCCTATATCTACATAAGGTGTATAATTTACTGAAGCTAATCCTGTACTTTGAATTTCATCATAGGGTGTATTTTGAAATTCTTGAAGTTTATAATCTAACTCTAGAAATCCATCTTCCCACCACAATCCATGCTCTTTCGGATCAATAGAATTTTGATAACCTAATGCTCTATTCTTTGCAGTATTCCAATTTTTAGTTGCTGCCATATCATACATCAAACTTTTATTTTGATAAAAAGGTTGAAATACTTGTTGTGCAGCTTGAACATTTTGTTCTAAAGAAAGATCTAATCCAGATACTCTTTTAAGATTAAAATCTATTTCATTTCTTAATTGATCTTTTACTTTTTGACTTTCTCCATGACTTGTTTTAGAAAAATATAAAGAACTATAAATGTTATTAAGTTTCTTCCAATTTTGATCATATTGATTTTGTTTAATACTCAACATTTTACCCATAGTGGTAAAGTCAGGTTCATATGCCTGATATGTAGGTATAAATGAGGAAACTCCTTGTGGGTATCTTGCCATTTTTATTAAGTATTATTTTATGTTCTAAATTTATTAAAATTTTTAAAGTTTACTAAACTTATAATGTTTAGTTACCATAAGGCATTGTAGTATATGTTGGTATAAATGAATTAGATTTTACAGAACCTCCATACTTAGATTTCTTATTCATCATTGCCAAAGCTGCTTGTTGACCATAGTTCTTTTTATCTTGTTCATACTGTTCTCTCTTAGTTAATGCAGGTTTAGTTAAACTAAAATCTCTATAAGTTTTTCTATACCAAGGCGTATCATCTGAATAACTAATTTGATTATTTGGATTCATATAATTATTAACACTTTTATCAATCATACGCTTATGTGCAGCTTGTTCAGCTAAATTTATATTTGACATTTTAGCATTTCTTGCTTTCAAACTTGTATTATCTGCAGCTGCATTTAGTGCTCTAAAGTTTTGTATATTAGCTGAATTTATTCTACCTGCATTGAATTGACCTTGTGCATTTAGATTACTAAAAGTATTTACATCACGAGCATTTAAAGCAGCCTTATCACTATATCTTTTGCCTGTTTGAGGAAGAGTATTACTCATTGCTGCCATTTGTTTAGCAAACTTTGCTGAAGCAGGACCACCTTGCATATCTACACTACTTCTTATTCCTTGTAAAGCTGAAGTAATATCAGCAGTATATGGATTTGTTAAAGTAGGTGATTGCTCTTGATAATTTACTAAAAAAGGATTTACTTTTGCAGCTTCTGTTTCATAACGTTGTGCAGTATTTAAGTTTCTATAATCTTGTCTACTATATCCAAGTTTTTCATAAGGATCATCTACAAATTGTTGTTTTCTTTGTGTATGAATTGTTGCATTACAATCACACTTTTCATCTACTGGAATTTGTGTTGTAGAAATAGGTGTTTTAGTTTTATCAGGCTTACCCTGTGCATCTAAAGGATAACATATACAGTCTTTCATATCTGTTGTAACTGACTTATTTTCTTCTACAGTGACCTTTCCATCATTGTTTTCAACTATTTCATCAGCAGTAATAGGAATTGTTGTAGCTTCCCTTTGTCCAACTGTTGTATTACCAAAACGTTGATCTTCTGGTGAAATGTTAATTGGTACACCATCTATCATAACAGTTTGATCACTCATCCCAGTGTGTATAAAGTCCTGTAACGCAGATCCAGTTTTTCCACCAGAAGCATCCATAAATTTACCACCTATATAACCTGACTGAAAATTTGAGATATCTTCACCACTTAATGCAGTATAAAGAAGTTTATCTATTTCTGCTTGTGCCATGTTTGGATTATCCTTTCTTATTTTATCATTCATTTGTTTAATAGATGCCTTATATTTCCAGTTTTTACCTTTATTAACACTCATATCTTTTGTACCATCAGCCTTATAAGCATAGTTAGAATCCCAGTCTTTACTATCAAAATATCCAGCATCATCTTTATAAAAATCTTGCATGGCATTAATTTGTTTCTGACCCCTTCTATATATATTATGATAATTCTCCTCATCTAATATATCCTTATTCACATCTGTTCTTCGTTGTTTGTATGCATCATATCTATTAGTTCTATAATCTTTTGCAGACTCTGAAGTATACCAATCATCCCACTCTTTACTACCTCCGCTATATGTTTGACCTTCTTGCCAACTTTGATGAGGATGTGAATGACCTGCAGGTCCACCACCATCTTTTGAAGGTAATGACATTATTCTAACTCTTGATCCACCTCCACTAGACATAACAGGATAATATGCACCACCCATATCAGTACCATATCTTGCTATAGGTATAGATCCTCCATATTCTCCAAGCGTAGTACCCATTGTTCTCATAAGATTAGCAGGTGAATATGCATCTATTGCTGCTACTCCTTGATTAAGAGCATATTCATGACCTTTATTAAGACGTTGACTTACATTTGCATCTTGAGCTGCTACAAAACCTAAATTATTCATTTCACCTTCTCTTCTAGCATCTTGAATTGCTCTACCTGTATTTGTTATTTTATTTGCTACCCAACCAAGTTGTTGATCAGTATCTTCAGGATTCCAATCAAAAGCCGTATTAACTTTTTGTTTTGTTTCAAAACTACTTGGAGGTTGATCTACCATTGTATATTTTCCTGTCTCACTGTCAGTCATAAAAGAAGATCTTTTACCAGTAAGAGGATTTATGTAGGGATTATCTTTAGTAAAAATTCCTGATTGTGCATCACTAGCTCCCAGTATTCCTTCTGCTGAAGGTAATAAACTATCTTGAGTTCTTGTTTCTTTCATTCTCTCTTCAAAAGGAGTATGAAATCCACCATGTGGATATTTATTATAACCTCCATATACAAACATATTTAATGTTTGATTCTCACCACCAAATGCTTTTCTCACTGGAGGATCTTGTTGAAAGCTTGTTAATAAATTTGATAATTTATTACCATAATCTAAATCATAACTTAAATTATCATTTGCCCACATTTTATCAATATCACCCCTTTCATTATTTGCAATGTCAAATCCAGATTGTCTCATACGTTGCACCCGTTTGATGACATCATCTTGAGTTGCATCATCCTCATACATATTTTGTAACATCCATCTTGCCTCTGGATCATCTAAGTTTATAGTTTGCTTACTTGGTCTATTTAATATTTCTTGTTGCTCTTCTGTAATAGGATTATCCAACATATAATATCTTGGATCATGTTTCTGACCTGGCTTTCCTTTTTGATTTCCATAGTATTTATCCGTGCCAATTGGATATCTAGGTGTATAACCAGAATAGTTTTGAGTCTCTTCAGTCACATTCTCTTGATTCTGTAAAACTTCAATTCTTTTTGTCTCATTATAATCTGCTATATCTTCTTCTGTAGCATCAGGTCCTAATGCAGCTTTAGCTTCTGCATTTGGATCTGTATCATCTTCTGTATCTGAAAATTTACTTTTTAAGTCTTCAAAATAAGGATTTTGAATATCTTTTATATATTTTCTATACTCACCAGACATTATTTGATCATCTCTTCTATCACCTAACATGTCTTTAACTTCCTGCTCATTATAACCTTGTCTTCTATAATAATCTCCATAAGTCTCACTTTCTTTTGGTTGTATATGAGCTCTATTTACTCCTTCTAAATCCCATCCATCAACTTCATCAACTTTTACTTTAACTTCATCAACTGGTGTAAAAGGCATTGATTCTGATGCTTTTTCATTAATTTCAGGTATTTCATAATCAAATTCCTCAGCATCCCTAGCTTCATCATCTCTTAACATTTGTGCATATTCATAATCATTAATTATAGTATCATTTTCTATTCCCTCTTCTTCTTCTAATAGATTTAAATATTCTTCTTGAGTTATTAATCCTTTATTTAATCGTTTTCTTAATGCGTTTCTATCTTTTCTAGAATACCTATCTCTTCCAGGAACATGTTTTCTTGCAAAATCTCTATTAGACATTTCTTCTTCTATATCAATATCATCTGTAAATCTAGATAGTGAAGAAGGTCTAAGTAATGAAGGTTCATTAAAATTATATCTTGTTCTAAACTCCTTTCTTGCAATATCTTTATTAAATAAAGCTTTAAGCCAAGGGTTTTTTCTATAATTTGTATCAACACTTGTAGGAATCATTCCCATAGGAAATCCTGTTGCTGGTATACCTGTTCCATATCCAGGTCCCGTCATTCTTCCAGGTCCCATTGGACTTAACCAGTTACCAGCTCTTCTAAAAGCTCTCTTAGAAAAAGGATTACTAAAGTCTAAGTTATATGCTCCTGCATTATTCATATTATAAAAAGGTCTTTCTCCATAATAGTTTCCAAATTGTTGTCTACTTATTGCATCATAAGGCATACCAAATCTATCATACCCAAGTTGAGTTGATCCTTGCATAGGGATTCTGTTTGAAGAACCCGCTTGCTTAGTATACATATCTAGTAGCATTTGTTTTTGCTCAGGATTCAAAGATTTAAACATTGCTTTTTGTTCTGGACTAGCATTTTGATATGAAGGTAAATCTTCTAATTTCATTCCAGTATTAGCACTTTGAGTTGTAGTACCTTGAGTTGTAGTAGATTGATCTACTGTTGGGGTTCCTTTAACCCACTTTTCTCCATCCCAAACTTTATTAGTAGGTAAATAAGGAGGAGTAGCACCTGTAACATTTGACCACCATCCATCTTTACTTTGACCAACTTTAGGAGGATTTTGTTTTAATATTTCTTCATATGTAGGTAAATCAGTACCTTGATTATTAGTTTCAATTTCTACTTCCTCCTCTTTTACTGGAATATTAGAAGTAGTTGTAGTAGCAGTAGTTGTAGTAGCAGTAGGTTTAGTAGATTTTACAGGAGTAAAGTACTCTTTTGTTTTTGTTTTAGCTTCATATTTATTTGTACCTTTAATAGCACCTCTAACATCATCTCTAAAAGATGAATTAGTTTCTACTCCTTCTATAAAACTATTGAACAGTCTTTGATCTTCCTTATCCGCACCCTTTTTTGGATGCATAAATTTATCATAAATACTTTTATTAGGTATAAACTTATAGTTACCTTTAGAATCTTTTTTAAAGTGACCTAAAGGTCGTTGACCTGACATCAGGCCCATTTTAGCATTAATAATAATTTTATCTCCTATTGCTTCTACACTAGTTACAGTTACTCCACTAGCTGTACCTGTTATGGGTTTACCATCTTTTAATATATTAGCTTTATTTGCACCAAGTGAACCATCAATAGTAATTCTGTTAATATCTTCAATAAGAATTTTAGGATCTGTATCTACAGCTCCTCCTGGTTTAAATTTATTTATTCCACCATTTTTCATCATATGAGCTTGTTGTGTTATTTGTTCTTTAGGAATTAAATCTTCATCAGTAATTTTATTAGCTTCCATATAAGGTCTTGCCATTTCTGGAATACCTTGTGGAAATCCTTTCTTAGATTCCTGAGCTAAAGCTAATGCACCAAGTTTAATGATAAAGTTCTTTATCATTAATGTAGCTGTTTCTCTTGATCTTCTATCTGACTCTGGATCCATTAAAATTGCCTTATACTTATTTATATCATAAGGTTTAGCAAGTTCAGCAGGAGTATATCCTCCTTTTTTAGGAATTTTATTAAACATCTTAAGAACAGCAGGATCTGTTATCCTCATTGCTTTAGTATCACTAAATATAAAAGTATCATCAGGAAGATTTAAAGGAACTCCTCCACTACTATGTTTAGATCCTTTTATGTTAAAGTGATCTGGAATAGTATCTCCTGAAATAGGACCAAAGGCACTCTCTCCATCTTCAGCTTCTAAATTAGCCATTGATCTTGGAATCTTAGTTAAAGTTTGTTTAACTTCTAATCCTTCTTTAGCTTTTCTATAATCAGTATCTCCCCATGTAGCAGGAGTAACATCTAATGCACCAGTTGATTGCTGACCACCATAAGCTTTCTTTGGTAATTTTTTAATTTTTACTTTCATATTAGTTTAATCTAAAAATTCTACTACTCCACCTATAGCCATAAATGCAGCTATTTCATTAGGATTCATCCAAACTTCTTGTCCTGCTCGCAAATCTCCACCATAATTTTTAATTGTTGGTTTTAATTCTTCTTCAGTATAATTTGGATTTCTATTCTGAATATTACTAGTTCTTTTAGCTACCCATTGAGCTGCATCAATATCACGTTGTTGTGCTAAATTTTGTCCTATAGAAGGATTAGTAGAACCAAGTGCTGCCAGTTGTTCAGCTGCTGTATGTGGGCCACCATGTTCCATATAAGGCATGTAAGGATCATATACATCTTCAGATTCTGGATATCCTGTATCTGCAAAATAATTTACACCTTGTCCACCACCTGTAAATTTATACAAGTCAGGATCACCATACATTTCATTCATTGAATCTATTTCTCCTCCTTCTTCAAATCTAAGTTTTAATGCTTGTTTCAACCAATCCACTAAATGTTTTGTACTTCCCTTACTCACTGTTTTTGGAATTTTTACACCATGCCTTTTAGAAAAGTTTAAAACTTTTGTTCTACTAATATGCTTTTTAGTATTTACAATTTGATTGAGTTCCTTTGACATTTTCTTAATTTGTTTTTCTGAATGCTTAGTAGGAACCTCTAATTTAGGTTGATCAAATAAATTTCCTTGTGCAGGATCAGGTATAAAATCATCTACTATCTTTCCATCAATAGGAGAGCTACCCGGAATTATTTCAGGACCTGCTAATTTAAAATCAGCATCATCATAAAAGCTCATAAGAAGTTGACCATCTCTACCTACTAATGGTACAAGGTCATCTCCAGGTGCATTAGAAAAATACTTATCCAGATCAGTAACTGCAAGATCTGCTATAGCTTGATTCACATTTTTTTTAGTAACCTTAACACCTCTATTTACTAAATATTTAGCTATCTTCTTTCTATTTGCATAAGTTATTATACCAGCTCCCGCAACTAGAGCAGCAGGTATCTTCCAATTATCACTAGATTCTGGTACTATTACTGTTTTATCACGAGGAATACATTTTCCTGCTGTAGAATCCCAAACATGATTTTTATCTTTACAATCACATTCTCCAGAAAGTTCATTAAATATTCTACCTCCTGTACAATCTCCAGGATTTACTTTTTTATCTTCTACACAAACTCCCGCTTTACCATTAGGAGCCATAGCATTTGGGTCCCACTTATATCCTTCTGGACAACCTCCTTTAGGTTGTGTATTTGCAGTAATTATAGGGTCAGTATTATCTCCACCTCCTTTATCACCATTATCTTCACTCACATCATCTTTAAATATTATCTTATCTTTAACCGTTTCTATTTCATTAGTTACACCAGGATAAGTAATTCTTTGCATGAATTGACCAGAATTTTGCATAGCCCAAGGATTATATAAACCATTCGTAAATACACCTTGTGCAAAATTGATAGGCATATTAGATGCACCTGTAGTTTCCATGTGGGTTTTAATATTTTTAATCCTATTAAAAAGACCTCCTCTTTGTACTTCCATATCAAATACTCCAGGTGCACCACCCATCATAGGTGATCCTGGCATCATCATAGGTGCAACACCAGCAGGAAATGATATATCTCCATAAGCATTTCTTATAGTTCTATTAACTTCTCTATTTTGTCTATTTTGTTTTCTAGCTGTTTTTTTTGCTTGTCTTCTTGCTCTACCATATCTAGCTTCTTCAAGAGGAATTTCTGAAGAATCATTTCCAGTCATAGCCATCATATTATTATATTCTTCTTCTGCTTGACCCCTAATTATATTTCTTTTATTAAAATTTAATAAAGCATTTTTACTAGGTTGAACATCAGCAGCAAAATTAGTAGCAGAAGCAGTAGCAGCTTCTTGGTCCATATTTATACCATCTTCTGCTTGTTTAAGTCTTTTCTTTATGTAACCTCTTTTACCCATAGGCATAGGTTCTTGTTGAGGAACTTGCTGTTGTTGAGCTTGTGCATTTTGCATTTGCTCTAGTGTAGTCATTACTAATCTTTCAGCATCTTGAGCAGGAGCTCCTATTTTTATAAAAGCTTGTACAATAATTTCAGGAGGAACTTGATTAGATAACAATTCAGCAATTACATCTTGAGGATTAGCACCTTTTTCTAAAGCTTGTTGTAACATTTGCATTATTTGCATTATCTCTTCTTCTCCAACAGCTTGTTGTTCTTGTCCCTGTGCTTGAGCTTGAGCTTGAGCTTGAGCTTGTTGCATCATCATCATTTCTTCTTGAGAAGGTTGTTGTGCACCCATTTGTGCAAACCACATTGCGGTAGGATTGACTACTCTTCCTTGTTGACCACCTGCTTTATATATTCTATACTTTTTTGTCTGTGCCATAATTTAATACTTATATATAATATACTAATTTTTAGTTTAATGTTTAAATCTTATAGGTTTATATTATTTCATCTAATATATAACCACCATCTACATATTGTTTTACTTCTTTAGGAGATAAGTAAGCTTCTATAAAACCTCCACCTTCCTGCTTTTCTTCTAAAAAATATTTATTAATCCAATCTTTAGTAAAGTCATTTCTTCGACCTAAAGGTTTACCATCTGAATATCTTACATATTCTTTAAGCATTAAATCTTTATCATTATTTACTACACCTTTTGCAAAATTTGGAAATTTTCCTATACCTCCAGCTACATTATATTCATAATCTGTTAATAATGCCTGTGAATAAACAGGAAGACCTTCAAAAGTACCTTCTCCATATGTTTTATCTATATACTTAGAAGCATTTTTCTTTTTGCTTTCAAAATCTTTTCTCATTTGAGCATGTCCTTGTTCAGTAGTTATACCTTCAGAAAAATCTTCATGTTCCCCAATCTTATGCCCACCAAAAATATCATAGCCTCCACCTTCTTCTGGAGCTTTGTGAGGATACCATAATCCCGTTTCAGGATCATATCCTGCCCTACCTGCATTTTCTTGAGAGAGTAACTCAGGCATGTAAATCTCATCGATAAATTTAGCATCATCATATTCAAATTCATCTTTTGGAGCCTTTAACTTTTTACTAAGAGTTTTCTTTGCTTTAATCCATGGACTAATTCCTGCTTTTTTTGCAATCTTTGTTGCAAGTTTTGCTACAGATTCTTTTTTAGGAATATTTATTACTTGACCTATAGAAAGTTTATCATAACTAATTCCTGAATTTGCAAGCTTTAATTCTTCAGGTGTAATACCATTAGCATATGCAATTGCATTAAAAGTATCTCCTGATTTTACAGTATAACTTTTACCAGTTCCTGGATCATCTTCATATACCTCTTCTAGAACATAACCACCTTCTCTATACTTATCAGCTTCTTCTAGAGTTAATGCAGCTTCTACATATTTATCTGGAGTAACTGGTTTTGTTGTAAGATATTTTTTTAAATTACCAAATGTTTCTTTCATTTTAGGATCAGATAAATATTCTTCTTGTGCTTTATCCCAATATCTATCTCTTTTAAAATCTTCAGGAGTACCTTCATATAATAAATTCCTTATAATACCATCAAGATAACTATGATCAAAATATTTACTATCCTTACCATCATACCATTCATTATATTTATCCTCTCCAACCTTTTCTTTCATCCATTTAATTTGGTCTTTAAAATCTTTTTTAAACTTTGAATTCAAATATGCTTTACCAAATTCTTTTTTTAATTCTTTATATTTAGGAGAAGACTCGTCCATACCATGTAGCATATCTAAAGCTATACCCTGAGAATTATTAGTTTTAGGATTAAATGGTATACCATATCCACCTGGATTAGGATTAGGATATGTAAAACCTGTAGGATAAGTAAAGCTAGTATCATCTTTACCAAAAAATTCTATATCACCAACACCTGTTGCCTCTCTAGTAAAACTTGTATCTCCTAATATTTCCAAGTCATCTTTCATTACTTCTAAACCTGGATATTTAGAATATGCATCATCAAGTAAATAATTATAATTTCTAGGACCTGAATAATTAATTATACCATTTT